ATTCTTATCGCTTTTGATGTTGGGCTCTTTGAAACCGTATTCACTACAGTTAGGACCATCACCGTCACCGCCACCGCCACCGTCACCTTTATTAAATAAGCCTTCTTTGCGTTTATTCGTAAATGTTGCTAAAATGACCACAAAAAATGCAGCAAGTATTGATATATCCTTTTTTGTATAATACAGCCATAAAAGTAATAGTGCTATCACTATATAAATTGGATGCATTGTAGTAATATTATTTATAAATTACTCTACTATTTATAAATATTATACATATTATAATATTATCTCGTGTGAATCTAAATACTAATCATCGTAATCACTACCGCCGCCGCCTACGTCATATCCTCCACCCAACGCCCCTTCACCTTCATCATCGTGTTGAAGTATATATGCATAATCATCATCTCCTGCGTCATCGTCTTCAGGAATTCCAGATCGCATATCCATCTCGTGATTCTCAATCTCAGCAGCAATCCGATCCTCTTCTAATGCATCCATTAGATAAATCTCTCGGTTCATATCGGTAACATAATCACGCTTCCCCATCTGACGCTCTTTTTGCGCTATTTTCTCCATCTCTTCGCGCTCTTCGTCATAAAAGTCTTGGTCGTATATAACAATACCAGTTTGCGTCGTACCTCTACTCCATATTCCCATCTTATGCTTTTTCATCTTATTTTCTAATTGACGCTCAGTCATAGACATCGCACCTATTCTCTCGACAACGCCATCCTTTTCTTTATCTCGTACACGAGTTAGTTTCTCTTTAATATTAGCATAATTGAAATCAATGCATGATTTGTCTTTTTCAATAATCCGTAAATATGCAATCAATAGTTCGGCTACCTTTTCACCTAGCGCTTTTTTATTTCCTAAAATAATATCCATCTCGCTAATTGTAGCCAGATCTCGCTGATTTACTGATTCGGCTGAATGAAGTTCTGATTCTGGCGGAATTTCGTCTTGTTCTTCTTCATCTTGTCTCGCCTTTTCAGACGCGCGAATTATTTTTCCAGCTGATATTGTTGACGCATCACTCTCGTGCGCGACTTTACTCTGTTTACCAAGTTTACCCGATTTACCTGATTTACGAATAAGTCTTGTAGGTTCACTCTGGTATATTGTGATCGGTGTTTCTATAACTAAATAGATATATGTCTGAAACATCGAGAGAAAGTAGAACAAATGCAAATTCTGGACAATGTCTCTATCAAATATCGAATATGTCGTGAATATATTTTTACGACTAGAATGTGGAACAGGACCGCTATTTTCACCTGTTAAACTCGCAATATCCACTTCGTGTGGAATAAGTTTCGATAATACTGTAGATGCAGAAGATCCGCTTTGTTTAGGTGCAGTTGCGAGGGCAGCGGCAGCTTCTGCAATACGAGCATCCTTCTTCTCATCAAAGAATACCTCCGCTTCGAACGGTGTATTATCCATCATAATTTTGATATCTTTTATATGTTGGTTTGCGTGGCGTATCACTTCTTTCACAATATAGTCATTATAAAATGTTTTTAATGATGTATAATGCGAAGAGATAATTGTCTTAATATCCTTCATATGCATATCGGAGAATCCCCAATGTTTGGGAACATTTGTATTATCAAAATCAATACCGCGAAGAATAATGGATGGTATAATTTCACTCAATCTCTTAATACTATTCTTCATAAATTGTATACTCTTTGTCGCCGTTTCATCTAAACTAGACATTAGCACTCCATTACTTTGATTAATCTCAAACGTCATAATCGTCTTCACGATCTTCTCGATATCGCGGATTTTCGCTTTCGTTTGCTTTCCATTCTGTTGAAGAAATGAGAGGATATGCTCACGCATTTCCGTATTCTGACTATGTAAATAATTCTTAATATCTCGCATTTCTTCCGTATCTTCAGTCACCGTTGACTGGTTTGTATCCATATTCGCAATAAGAAGCCTCCTAAGTTTTGCAGGAATAATACATCGGTCAAGTATTGATCCCGCATTTTCAGCGCCAATACCGAACGGCATATCAGTATCAACGTCCTTCGCCATATTCGCAATTCGTTCTTCTTCTTCGCGGTCGGAATTTTCATATCTACGGTTCAAATGTAGTATAGCATCACGAAATCGCTGAAAACGCATTGGTTCTCTCGAACGAGTCGGATTTACGTATTTATTATCGATGATATTGTGTGCATTAATTCCACGAAGTAGCCTATCTAAACTATCTGTATCATATAGATTCGATACCTTCTTTAATTTCTGTATTTTTTGATCGATGGGATCGTTCGGATTCCAATCATCTGGTGGTTCAATACACATATCACGTATTTCAGGAATAAGATGCAATGCTGTTGTTACTGGATTCGCGCGTAAATTACTGAAAGAGTGGTTTAGCTTACAATACGCAATAAATGCTCGATATATCGTCTCTTCATTAAATGCGGCAGGTATTTCTGGATAATTAAAACGAGTGTTACGATTATCCATTAAGGTAGATGCGCTTGTGATAGAAGTCATTTGAAGCAACGTTTTCTCTAGAAATCCGATAATACGATTATGATGATGAATATTCTGGGCTTTCGACATAAAATAATCGATGGTTCGTATATTTCGGCGGTCAGTTGGTTCAAGACAGCACGAATTTTCTAAGAATGGTTCACTTGCGATATTCATTAATAATGGACTACTATTTTTCACGATCTCGTGAATCATTTGCTGTATAGAAAGACTGAAATACATTGACTTCGTTTCCAATACATTTAGTTTATCGTGTTGACCGTGATAGCCGCGCTTCATATCTGAGATTAATTGATTGCTAAATTCAGACGCAACGTTTTGTGGTGTAGGCATATTATCGAGACTCTTCATCGGAGGCAAAAAATTCATCCATCGTGCGATCGATAATTCGCTCGGTATAAACGCGCCATTACCGCCATCTTTATTCTGCACCAAATAATCGCGCTTTGTTTGCAAGCGCTCTTTAGTCAATGCCTTCGGCATAATTAATGTATCAATCATCGTCTTCAATTTCGCAAGAATGTCGCCTTCTGTCTTGAACGACTTTAGCGTATTCCACGGTTCTATACTCGTTTTTATCTTATGTGCGATACACGCGACATACATTATTCCAGATACATCTCCTTCTCCATCTAGTGGGTATCCGGAAAATGAACGAATACATCCAGCGTGTGTTTTACGTGTTTTTGGCGTTGGTATCGCACATTGTATAGCAATTATCAAGTGACTTAAAGTTATTAAGAGTAATGACTGGAAAAAAGTGTCCTTATATGGCGGAAGCCTCTTTCCTTTCTCTCGAAACATCTTTTCAGAACGATCATTATATACCTTTTCTGGTGGAACAGCCGTCTCCATCATTATTAACGTATTCTGAATAATATATTCTCGCTCTTCGTGGATATCGATACCCATATAACCAGTCATTGTTGTTACAATATTATTTATAATACGGGCATTCGGACTATCGTATTTCGCGATAATTGTCGCAGCAGACTCTACACCAGATTTCGGCTCAGTCACTGTCTTCGCGATTTTTAAAATTCCTTCACCTGCGTCCGCCTCAATTATATCTCTCGTTACAAGTTTAAATCCAGTCATTTCATCGAATCCCTCCTCAGTGACGTGTTCAATGCGTTTAATAACGGCACCACTATGTTTATCAACCCACGCCTCTCCGTCATCACTTATTGTTCCTCGTTCTTTACATATTGTATCAATAACCACGTTTAGTGATACCGCGCCTCGTACATTCGCGCTCTCATCTCTCGTTTGTATAAATGCGATCGCGATTGTTTCGTAAAAAGACGGCATCAATTTCGCATTCGATTTAATACAGTAGAGCCAATTCGGATTTTCACCCATTATTTCATTTGCCTTACGAGTAAAACTAGTCACAAATTGCATTATATCATATTGACGTTTTACAAAATCGGATTGTGCTAGAATTTTATCCTTCAACGGCTCCATCGGTGATATAATTGCGTCAAAATCGTAGTCTTCATCGTCGCTCGCTTCATCCTCATTTCGTTTTTGCTTTTTACCAGACTGTATACCGATATAATATTTCTTATCGTTATACTTATAAAACTCTTTATGATGAATATCGGCAAGTCTCTCCATATTCTTTAAGTCATACTCAAATTTCTTATTCACGAATTGTGTGAAATTCTCTCGAGTTACTTGATATTTTGCGTCGAATTCCAATTTGCTTCTCTCCAAATATGCTTTTTTAATTGCAGCAGTGCCTTCTTTTGTCGTAGACATCTCTAATCCACTTCCAGGTCCTTGTTGAATAGATAAGTTTTTCGCAGCTTCAATAGCCAAAGGAATGCAATCACGATTCACATTACAGAAGTAATTTCTATCCGAACTTGGTATTATCGCCGGAATACTTTCATCACGCACCCATTTCCCATTTTCCATTTTAAAATACAAATAACGTGTTTCCACATCGCCAGTATCTGCTTCATTCGGAAACATCATTCCCTTTGTAGGTCCAGACGACGACGACGACGACTCTACATAATCATCCACTTCTACGACTGCATAATCGCCGTCTTTTACTGGTCGAAGTCCGGGTCCAGTCATCAATGCATCTGCCTCTTTCATCGCAGAATCGATGGTCATCTTCTTCTTTTTTATTAATTCGTCGGCTAAAAATGCTTTAAAATCCGGTTCGCTCATCGTTTCCTGTTTATCACGGTACGATTCTATAAACGAATAATCGGATGTGTCGTATTTTTTATCAAAGTATATTGGAAGACCGCTATCATTGTCTTCTTTCAATGCGTCTTCATATGGATAACTCTTCGCTAATACTAAACCAAAACGTTTATGACTATCATCCGCTGCAGAACCTGAACTCGAATCTGGGCGCATTGCACCTTCTTTTTGTAATTTTTCATTTTGCTCGTCCAGTACTAAATTAAAATCAAATGGCGTGATTAAATCAGTCGTCGTTATCGCAATCGCATCCATATACAACTTAGCATAATCGATGGACAACATTTTCGAGAGAAGTTCAGACGATGATAATAATTTGTCGTTGTACTCAGTTTGGTCGGATAATCCTGTTGCGTAAGCTCGACCGCGCATCTGTTGTCGCTGATTCACATCCATACCTTCAAGTTGACCAGGCGAACCAGCTGATCCACCAGAACGCACCTGTATATCCTGAAAACCATACGCTTTAAATACATCAGAATCCATCATTTTACCAGTAACAATTAATTTATAGAGAAAAGAGACACCAATATACCGAATATGATACTTGTACGCACGCAATTTACTGAACTTACGATAATTTGTCGCATAATTTCGTTTATATTCCAATATACGCTCAAACAAAAATGCAACAATTTCGTCATACTGTTTAACATTCAGATCCTCCTGGTAAATAAGAAACGGTTCGATATACGAAAGAACGTCTTGTAACGATAAACGTCCGTGAATATATTTGCGCATCATTTCGAATATATTTTTCGTTTTCGGAACAATTACTTCTAAAAATTTACGGTATTTATCTCGTTCGTCGAGAGATGGATCAAGAACGAAATTCTTAATACTAGTAAGAAAATTATGACTGTTCATATCGAGAGATTCCTTTAAATCCGAAATTTCGTGAGTTGTTATAGACATTGTTTGACGCAACATTTTCCAGTAATGAACATGCTGTGTATTCAAATTACTCTTGTCCATTATATTGGTATTTGGTAGTGTGATACGCGAATAATAAATAACTGGTTCAGGAAAAGTCATAAATCCGGTTACATTTATACTATCGTTCGGCGTTAAAGATGTGAAATCTGCCGACATTTTTGCACCGCCTCGTGTGTTTCGCAATGATAGTTTCGAGAGACCAAGATTATACTTCTGAATCACAAATCTGCGCTGTTTTAATTTCTCATTTTGCACAACAGATGAACATAAATCGTCCAGATTATCTATAACAGTAGTGAAATTATCGTATACCATTTTTGTGATAATAACGTCGCGTTTTATTCGTGGTTCTAATTGCGGAGTAAAATAACTAGATGTTAAATTCGTCATATATTGTGGATACGTTAATGACCCATCAAGCCATCGTCTCTGCAGCGCATTCTCATCATCACGTTCATCCTGAATAATACGCGCATCAATATCCATCTCGTTCGCCTTCTCCGTATCTACTGGTATATCAAAAATAACCTTTCGAGTCTTCACAATCGGAATGATCCAACTCAATGAACGATTCATTTTTACAAGTGATTCAACGAGTGGTCGATAGTTAGCGGTTTTGGGTTTAGGTATCGCTGGATTTCCTACTTTATCTATTTCTGAAAATTTATGGCGTAGTTCTTTAAATCTCTCGACCATCTTTTGTATATTTGTTAAAACCTGTCGTGTTTTCTCTGCAGATGGAACATTTGTGAGTAAAGTATCCATTAAATCATCACATTGTTTGTCCAAGTTATATCTTCTATTTTCATCAGGAATATCAACTGTCTGAACCAGAACATCCAGAACATCACCAAATTGAATTTGGTCGGCTTCAATTATGATGGATTTCAATTTCTCTCGAATTACCGGAGGAGCAACGTACGCCTTATCGGTAGATAATAACGAGGAAGGCATTGTTGTATCCGATATTCCAACGGGTTGAACATCTATATTTTCTCCTTTTCCTAGACTGTTTGCGATATTCTCTCGCATTCTCGCCAGACGCCGTTCTTCTCTCGATGATGGCGTTTGTACTTCTTCTTGTTCTTCGCCGGCTTCTGCTCCTTCTGATGTTTTTCTTAACAAGCTAACTTCTGTAGATGACGAAGGAACAATATCTATAGATGATTCATCAGCTTCACTGGAACTAGAAATATAGGAAGCTGGAGGTTGTCGAATATTAATTTCTTCAATGGGCAAATCTTCTGGAATACCCTTGTATGCGAAATTAATATAAATGATATCATCCTCAGGATATGTGCGTATTTCGATCATATCTTCTTCAAGATCAGTAATTAAACCAGTTATTACTGTTGGAAGATCGCCACCAAACTTGATATCAACCCATGTCGATACTACTAAATGATTTTGGCGAGCATACCCTTTTTCTTCCGCTCTACTCAATAGTTCAACATTAGTAATACTTTCATCAGTTAAATTACCGGTTGCATCTATCATTAGCGTGTATTCATTTAATTTATCAACGTTGATTAATTTTACTCTTCGAGGTGAAACATAATCGACTAAAAACATATTATCGTGAATATCGCTATTTGATGGAGCGATGATTCGAATAATATCACCTAACTCTAACAGTAGCGACATCACATCTTCGCCAGGTTGTTCTTCTTCGCCTTCCTGACGTTCTATCTCATCTATCTCTAAAACTGGGTTTGTTTCCACAATTTGTTCAGGGTTTTCACGTTCTTGTAGCCCCTCCATTGTTTATATATTTGTTTATTATAATAATGAAATATTTTTTATATCCAAATCTAAATAGCAAGAATATGATGGTAAACAAATATAAAGATAATGTATTCTACTATGTAGAAGGATATATTCTATTATTCTATTATTTACTACATGTTTGCTGTGTCTTCGAGTGAGTTTGCTGGTCTTCCGGATTTTATTGAAAAGGTTCGTACTACTGCTACTGACTCCGAAAGTAGCGTATTCACTTCTAATATGGATGAATTGCGAAAATGGTGTACTGAGCAAGGGATGTCGGTTCATTATTCTAAAACGCCTGTTGGTGTATTTTATACTTTAAAGTATGACCGTGCTAAATTGAATGTGGATAAATACGGTACTCTTGGTAGATTTCGGTCTGTAGTATTCGATCACACTGGAAAGATTTGTTCAATCGCGCCGCCCAAGATGTTGAAGATTGACGATACGCTACAAAATGTTGCTGTGAATTCTGCTGGCGGATATCTTAATGCGGAAGAGTACGTAGAAGGTGTGATGTTTAATTTGTTTCATTATGAAGGAGCTTGGTGTGTTGCGACCAAAAGTTGTGTTGGGGAGGTTTCTTATGATCATATGGATGAATCAACGAGTGATAAAGGTGCTGTCGTGGATGAAGAGACGTCTTTGGTGGAGGGAGAAGTATTGGCGGATTCGGGCGCGGGTGCGAGTACAGGCACTGTATTTCAGCGTTTGCCGGTTCAAGAGGTTTTGCGTCGTCGTATCTGTGATTCGTTATCGTTGCTCACAAATGGTTTGAAGTCAGTTCCTACTCAATATTGCTATAGTTTTGTTCTGCAACATCCTAAAAACCAAATAGTCAATATGATTACTGAGCCTAAAATTTTTCTCATCGCAGTATATGAGTTATCCGTAGTGGATGGTACTACGAATGCGGTAAGACTTGATCGCGACATTTTTTCGACGTCGTTTTCTGGCGCAGTATTTCATATGCCGAGCAGTTTGACGTGTGTCGCTGACTCAACGGATGATACTACTGCTACGTTTACGCCTCATACAGTTGCGGATTATTGTAGGATGTATGGTTCGCAAGAAACAATGGGTGCTACATTGCCCGGTGTTGTTTTCAGAGATGGAGATACTGGGGTTTGTTACAAGCAGCGTAATCCAAAGTACGAGAGTGTGAAGAAGCGAAAGGGAATGGAACAAAAGCTTCTTTCTCAGTTTTTGTATTTGAGAAAGGATCGTAACATCGACGAATATCTGAAGTATCATCCTCAACATAATAAGGTATTTCACGAGTTTCGTGAACGTTTGCACGAGTATACATTGAGATTGTATGTTGCATACATCGATCATTATGTGAAGAAGGATAATAAGCCGCTGAAAGATTACCCTCGTGAGCTGAAAACGCATATGTATAAGATTCATTATACCTTGTTTTTGGCTACGATGAAGGAAGCCGGTGCATTTGTTACTAAGCATACAGTGATTAATTATGTGAATAATCTAGCACCAGCACAGCAATTGGCGTGCTTGAATTTGATTTCGAGTCCTAGTAGTTCTACTGTAGGAGAGCAGCGTGTTAAACGATTCGGGAATCCGAATTCAGATAACACATCACGAGACTATCAACGCGGTCGTGGCGGTAGCACACTGGCGGAACGTGGTGGATTTAGAACATCAAGGGGAAATAGTAGAGCGCAAGATACGGTTGTTCTTACCCGTACTATGTCTTCCTCTGATGCGGGTGCAGGACAACGAGGAAAAAAATACAACGGTCAATCTAGTGGTGTAGTTAGAGTGCATAATCAGTTCTCTGAACTGAACGCGGAAGAGTCTTCATAAATAAATCGATTCACAAATAAAATTGATATAAATAGTAAGTATCTTATTAATATCAATTGTTATACGCATATAGATCTGCAGGCGAATATGAGCATTCTACCACCAACACCACCTTCCACTCCATTTCCAGAAGACACATCATTGTATTTTGGGTGGTATTCCCAAGCATCACAACAATTACGAATATCAAATCCAACCACACATTTACATAATGGGAAAATAATTATGAGTCCGCCATATATGTATTGGACACAAGGCGATCGAAAAGTTCTTGTTACAGAAGTCACACACTCAAGCATTCCAACACCGCGTCAGGTAAAAAATGGCGATATTTATCTAGGACAGGTAGATAAATATTGGGGAAGATCGTATACACGATTAGCCGAGGATAAATAAAAAATCACTAAACACGTTAAAACCGAATAGTAGCACCGACCATTCCGCCAACACTTGGACGACCAGACCAGCCGCCACCAACTTGACCTTGGACAAAAACATTTCGGTTTTCGTTACCGAAAGTCACACGTCCAGTTCCACTGTAACCTTGATTATTTGCGCTGATTGAGCCGGAAAACCCGGCAGGAGATGTATGCGGATTTGGATTCGTAAATTGAAGAGATTGCATAGAAGCGAATATGAATGAGATTCAAAGAGTAGGTTATAATAGTAATGGAGAAAATGTTTTATATCTTTTTTATCACCTAAAAAAAATTAGATGGAGCGTGCTGAAATGGTCTTGCTGACTTCTCAACAACTAAAGGTTCCGGCATAAATATAGCCATCCGTTCAAAATATTTGACTTCTGGTAAATTCTTCAAATGTGGAACAACTGGCGCCTGTTTCTCTACCAAATTCGTTGAATTAATACCAAATAACGCAGACTCGATGTCTACCGAGTTGGACGAAAAATGCTCCCGACTCATACGTGAAGGCAAAATACCCACACTTTCAAATGCGAGAGCTGGTTCATAAGCCTTGCCTGCGTATCCGTTTTCAAATGCAACATATGCGCGAGATAAATGTTGTGTATTTTGCTCAATCTTAAAATCACTCGCGGTATTTTTGTTTCGAGTAGACGCCATTGTATACTAGTTTTATGTTTATTATTATTGTATATTATTATTATTATTATTATTATTATTACCGGATTACATACTTCCTAAATATATCAGTCGACATACTTTCAAAACATATTTTGATGCAATACAGCAATTTGTTCGATGATATCATTTCGAATATCACGACCATAATATATATCTTGAAGACACATATGAAACAAATCAAAGGTCTGAAATGAAAACATCATACAGAATATCATTTCACTGTTATCGGTATTCATTGTTATTGATGTTCCATCTTCTGATACTGGTATATTCTCATCCACAGAATTTTCTCCATTATCTAGTGACGATGAGTCAGATCTATCATTACCTCCACCCACATCTTCACCTCCACCTCCACCTCCACGGGTTTCTCTATGATAAAGTGGATGTGATCGCAATATCTCTTGGATTTTCGGATTATCTCGATATCGTGAATACAACACATCTAATTCTCTCGAAACAATGTCTGGCTGATAATCGTCATTTGTTATCCCAAATGCTTGTAAAAATTGAAGCCTAAATAGTGCATCCTGGTCATCTTCATCTTCGATCATTTTATACGTCAAAACAATATCATAATTATAACCGGTATATATTTGTGGAATATCTATATTTGTATCACCTGAATCAATGCAGAGCGTTTCAACCACGCTTATGGTATTGTCGTGTTCGTGATCGTGTTCGTGTTCGTGTTCGTGCTCGGTAGCCATATTCTGAGCGAGAATAATATTTAATCGTTCGTCGTCGTATATACAAGAACTGTCTTCCTCTTCAGTAATCGGGTCAAGGACCAGTTGCGAATTGATAGTAGAAGTATTATTGCACTCTGGTTCACCACTCATTTATTATATGATATAGTATATATATAAAAGGTAGTTTATTACGTTTTATATATGTTTCGTGTTCAGAATGTTGTTGTATTACTTGTTAAATAAATACTCTTGATCGCGGACAAGTTCACGAGACGGAACCCCACCACGTATCCAACCGTTAACCGCTGCACCTTCCACATAATTTGCAGGATTATTAATTGTAGACTTAAATTCTTCTTGCAGAGGATAATCACTGTGCGCAGTATTCAATTTCTCAGCCAACTGAGTAATACTCTTTTTATTCGTATTCGTATCACCTTGTAAAAGCTTGGATTCAAAATCGACATTTACGGCACCACGTCCTAAATAAGGAACAGTCTTAAAGGGTCTTTCCAATAAGCTCAACTTGCTTTTTGAATGAGTGTTAAGACTTCCAATAGAGAGCTCAGAATTAGTATCAATATTACAACCGCCAAATCCAGTGTGATGACCACCCTTATAAAAAACATTTGGTTGACTTGTCGCAAACTGAATGGGGCGCTCCATCTGACAATCCGTAGAAAAGAAATTATTTAATGCATAATTCGCTGCATTTAAATTTTGCACATTACGTTGACTTGTGTCGCTGCTATCGTTTCCAATCCGCGACATATTATCAAATGTATAACTATTCACATACGCCATTTCGATTAAATTATATTATAGATAATATAGATATTATAGATATTATCTATTTTTAATATTATACATAATATTTACTGACCAACGATTTGTCCTATTCTAGAATTAATTCGTCCACAAGCAAATTCGTCTCCCTCTTTACAAGATTTCATTTCACCATAGCAGAATTTCGCAAAGGCATCTTGGTCATTTGGAATACGGGTATTCGCCATCGGATGAAAATTTCTCATAGATGCATCAAAAACCGCATTATCACCTAAAGTTCCAAATAATTTTCCATATGTCTCTTCTGGGGTATGATTCGTTGTTATAGATGGAACATTCATTCCATTGTATATTCGGTTACTAGCATTGGTGTCTATACTTCCGCTCACAAATATTTTAGTGGATTCATTTATGTCCGATTCAACCGCTGGATTAAATGATGGTGCTGCATTTCGACGATGCGGATCATCCATAATTTCAGGTAGTAAAGGATTCATTAATGGATTTTGTGGCGTAGGTGCAGTAAAATCATCTCTTAATAACTGATAAAACTCGGGTTTATCTATATTATTCACAAAACCTTCCTTTGTTTTCATATTTTTTTTAACCTTTTCTGTGTCTAACCCTGCTTTGCCTTTATATACAAAATTATATATCATCACAATAATTCCTAAAGTAATCGCTCCCAAAATAAACATCGAAAATGCAGAAGTTACCAAAAATCCCAAAATCGTCGCTAAAATAACAAAACGGGTTATCGCATTTAATTTCGCAGCTGGTTCCATCGTCTTCGTGGGCCAGATCTCTTGAATATAATCTTTGTTCATAAGAACACTTGGTTCTTCAAGCCAAAATGTTTGATCTTTACTCATATTATCGCGAATATTGTTATTGCTTTATTTTAATATATAAATATGCTATTATTATACTTATATATTATGAATATTCAATTTATTCTTGTTTATCTTTCGGCTTATCTTTTTTCGTAGATTTACTTTGATTGTCTGCAGCGAGCATTCTTGCTTCTGCGGCGGCTGCGGCTGCGTCTGCTCCTGCTCCTGCTGCCCCTCCGTGTGATGGAGATGATTGATTTACCGGAAACCTAGGCGTCTTTTCACACTTTTCACCAGTCCTAAATACAGATGTAGTTGGATTCGTACCAGCACTACTATTCTTTTCTTGTACCTTCTTCATCAATCTCTCACGCATTTGTGCTTGTTTCATATTCTTTTGTAACTGTGCCTGCATCGCACCAAAATTTACCTTTCCACCTCCTCCACCTCCACCGCCAGGCATATTCATTCCCATTTTACTAAGCATACTTGCGATATTATTCATACCCGGCATATTTTTCATCTTATTCATTAGTTCACTCGCTTCTAACATTATCTCACTCTCCTTCAATTCACCTGATTTCAACTTTGTATCCAACTTATTCCCAACTGACTTGATTATTCCAGACAATTTAGTTGGATTCTTCAAGAGCTGTTGAAATACACCCTTCATTGATGTCTCGTTCTCCATATTCAAATCCAAATCCGCTGCAGTCTCTTCCGCAATCTCTTTTGCTAGTTTACCAATCTTACCATTCAGAATTGACGATAAATGCTCGTGAATCGCATTCGCATCTGGAACAGGAGGTCCTTGTGATGTCTGTTGATGTGTTGATGACGCCGACGCCGATTCACCAGTACCAGATTCCATTCCCGCATTCGGCATAAATGAATTCATAAATTCAGATGCCTTTTTAAATGAATCTTCAAAATTAGGCGCATTCGATGATGCTTCTCCACTAATGCCTTCACCACCAGCACCACCAGCACCAGCACCACCATCAAAAAATGAACTCATACTACCAATGACTTCCTCCAATTTACTCTTCAATTCTCCTTCATCAATCGCCTCAAACAATTTCGCAGTATCTCCAAATGACCCCATATCCGATAAATTGTTCACAATTGAAAACAAAATCAACTGCAAATACTTCCAAATAATCTCCTTTGTATTTTCTGTGATATCTTCCGTAAGCCAAATCTCTCGAAAATCTACATTTGGGAGAAACATAACTGTCGACTTACCCACTGTTTCAGGATCACCACCTTTATCAGCCTTAAACAACTCTTCATTTTTATACAATATATCAAAAAATCGCGCAGGATAAATCATTTTACAATACGAATACAGCTCAATATACAACTCATCCGGCATCGGTTTCATCTCGTGAGAGTACCCTAAATATCGCGATAACGTTTCCCGATACTCTGGAAAAGAACAATCAATGTCTCTCAAAAAATCCAACATAACAGTCTTGAATTCAATTGAGATAGAATCAATCGTTATCGGCTGTGATGCAGAACCTTGCTTCTCATCATTTGAATTTTTACTATCGCTGTTATTAGTAGAAGAAGATGGCTTGGTCTTCTTGTTCTTTTTACCTCCTCCCATTATTAAAATTTGTTAACACTTGTTTGTATAATTATAGACCAAATATTTAAGTCATTTATTTACGTAAATATTTGGATGATTGGTATTACGATTAAGTTTAACTATATTTCCATACTATTATTACTTACTCAACATTATTCTGTTATTAGTATTTTATTGTGCGTCGTCGTATATTTGATGTCCTCTTATTTATTTTTTTCGACATCTTTCTATGATTACTATGCTTGTTCTTCTTAGTATTTTTACCTTCTTTCCTTATCGTACCTCCAGACCCTAACGACCAATTAGCAGCACGGGTCAAGAGGGAGGTACTGTTTCTTGTAATACATGTAGGTAATGGTGTATAAAATATATTTTGAATCGACGTACGAACTGACGTATGAACTGGATTATTCATAATTCCATACATAAATACTGTGTAAGTTACAATTTGAATAATACAATTATATGGAATATATGTATCCTTGTAATTATGATATAGACAAGATAATAATGAGAATAAAAAGACATCAGGGATATCAGCATACATACTCGACCTTTTTTTATGCTTCCAATATTTAGTTAAAACGTAGTTGGTGAATTTTTTTACACCAGTAACAACATTAGCAGCAGAATCAGACGCAAAACTGGAAGCAGCAGAAGCAAAACGGGAAGCAGCAGCAGCAACAACACCCCGACCTACCGGCGCTGCATCATCCTCTTTTAAACCAAGAGTTTCCAGGTAACTAATAACAATAGAAATCGCTTCATCCTGCGTCAGTTTACCTCTATACAATCGTTGTATATTGTGTGTTTTAATATATTCCTCCAAATCGCGCAGTACAATCATACGCATACGTTGATACCAATTTTTACCATTATCTGTTGTTAGAGTTAGATACTCAATTGGATTTTTTTTAAACAAGGCATACCTTTCAAACGCACTGAATCCTCCAATTTGATTATAATGTGTATTATGGTTAAGCATTTGTGTTATACGAAGTTTGTCCCCATAAGATATTACCGCATTAACATATTTCTTTGAAATTTCAAGCCATCTACCATCTTCGTGTTCCCATAGCTGATATAAAAATAATATCATACCACCAGAGAACCCACCACATTCTTCAACCGTTTTACTAATATATTCCGGGTCATCAATATTCATACCCTTTTCTACATCAACCACAATTCCGTTATTACCAGACTGCGTGACCATATCTTTAAGAACATTTAATTGTTCCAACATAAGAGTTATTTCATAATCCTCACCTGGTAACAGATTCATTTTAGGTTGTACAAGAAGTTTGTAAAATGTACCATTCGCTGTATCTTTTACTAATTGATTTGATATAGCACTATTAAATGCTAACATTAATCCCGACATTTTCCGTTCATTTGTACCGTGATAAAAATCTTTAAACCCTTTAAAGATAATACGGATCCAATGTACAATATCATCCTCAAATTTATCCATATGTTGTCCATATGCTAGTTTTGCATTATGTAATGGGTTACGATCTGCGCCCGGTAGTTCGCCGTTGAATACATTTTTTTTGGTAAATTTGAACTGAATCCCACCTGATTTTGTTTCTACTTTTATAGAATCGTCTTTATCAGTTACGTTCTCACATAGTGGTGATGATAATTCGTTAAAGTCAACACTACTATCCTTCTTCTCTTCGGGCTCTACCTCACGTCCTTCTTCGCCTTCTTCGCGTCCTTCTTCGCCTTCTTCGCCTTCTTCGCCTTCTTCGCCTTCCTCAATAGGGTTTAGTTTTTTTAAACACTCCGGATTGGAAATTGGATGGGTAATAAGTCGAGCAAATTGTCTTGGAAACTTTTCGATATTTCCATGCAATTCTTCATATTTTTTATTGGTATCTTTATCTTCTGATCTTGTTTTTCCTGAGAATCGTGAACTGAATTGTTCGACAAGTTTTGAAAAAGAAATCTTATCATCACTCGCTGCAGCTGCTGCTTCTAGTTCTTGTTGATCTATTTGGCGTTTTAATGGACTTTGTTGCTTTTCTTTCAGTAACTCAACATCGCTTGAAACATTTTCCGCATCGAAATATGCAATACCGTTTTTAAGTAGTATCATATACACAGTAGACATAATCATAGATTTATTCGGTGTTATTATATTTTGTTTTTCATACATTCGTGATCTGTGTGAATAATTACGTAATAATGATTTCTTGCTAGCATTACTACGCATACTTTTTTTTACTCGATCAGATGGATCATCTTTATTAAAAAAACGATCATTATATAATATCACAACTATACTTGCGCAAAATAATAACGGCATCACTAAACTAGCCGAATAGTTTGATTTAAAAACACTAATAGGCGCACCTACCGGTGTTTTTTTGCGCGCTTCTTCAATTGATGTAGCGAATGTTCTGTTAACGTCCAAAAGGGCTATTAGTTGTTCCAATATTACTCTTTCTACGTGTTTACTTACTTGTATATCGGTATCTTGATCACCATTCATTTCAACAATACCCCGTATTGTATATTCTAAATTAAATATAATATATATAAATATTTTATTTGGTTCAATAAAGCTAATCAGACTATATAATGATCTATGATCTATGATCTATGATCTCGGTATAGTCACACCTAGAACACTTTGAATCTTATTTATGTGTCCTGCCTGATAGACGCACGTTCCGCGTTCGATCTCCGCAATAATAGACACATCCATATTGCATTTTTGTGCTAGTTCTTTTTGTGTGAGTTTTTTCTCGCACCGCGCCATTCTCACTGCATCAGATGCCGCCTTTGCGATATATTTGGTTTTTTTCGGTTCTTCTTCCATACATTTTTGGGTTGCAGCCACAATCGCCGACGCAGAATTAACTGTTGAAGCACTTGATGAACCGGCGGGTTTTGTTGCACTTTTTTGCAATTTTGTCTTATTGGTTAACGTAACGGTAGTCCAGTCTTGTCCTTCTGGAACAATTGGTTCGTTCGTATCATAACGGTTCTTAGACATAATAATGATTATTCGCAAACAATAACAATGATAGTTATGCCTTCCTGATATATGTGGATATCTACAATTCTATATCAATTTTATATATTTCAAAACGGATATAGACATATTTTCACTAATAGTACAATTATAAATAGTATCATATCCGATAAATAGTAATATTTATGACCTGGTTACTCATTATAAATTCCATATTATTTGTAGCGACATTAACAGAATATTTGATTTGCATGAAGTATATCACAAATACATATGATTATAAAAACGAATGGTTTAATGCGTTATTAAGTTTAACATTCACACCATTCTACAGCTGTTTTTTTATTCAAAAATTTTCGTGGAATAATATCAAAGAATATATATCACCGGAACGTCGGCATATTTTAATCTTTCCAATTTGTACAGGAATTCTCTATACTGTAGAAACTGTATTCGTATTTTTCGCATTGAATACCGTAACACTAAGTTATTATACAATCCTACGCTCCGGATTTATTATTTTTAACATTCCGTGGTTCAAATATTTACTAAAAAAGCCGGTTTCAAAACTATATTTCGCAAGCTGTGTCTCTTTAGTGATTTCACAAGTATTGGCTACAGCGCAGTATATTTTTCAATATCAGGCGCAAGACGACAAACGTGCCCAAAACGTCGTGCAAAATACGGTAATTATTATGTTCTCGTGTTTTCTAAATTCCGCATATAATAACGTGATCGAATATACAATGATCCATTATCGTGAAAGTATAACTAATATCGATTTTCAAATCATTTTTCAGAGTACATATTTTGTGATTACTGCGCCGTGTGCGATTTATTTTACTGTGAAAAATGCGCCTCCTATAAATCCTAGTTCAATCACTATGTATTTTTTTATCGCTTTTGGGTTGCAACTTTATATGTTTAATAAAATATATATTCTTAATAGTCGCAACAGGTTAATTCCCGCGAACATTCTACTCAGTGGGCTTGATCTACTTCGTCGCGTGTTACAACTCACATACTCTTTTGTATGGTTTAAAGAACCATTTGATGCTACAATCGGCGTTTCTTTATTCTTTTTAGGTCTCTCTGGAAGTATATTACTTTATCAATATATTTCTGATTACAGAAAAAATAACGTACTTGAACATCAGAATCTCGAATCGCCCGACGATATTGAACTGGCTATTCGATGAATGTTGTTACTAATGTATAGCTATTTTATATAGCTATTTTATATTATATTATACGACATCTATTATGCTATATAACATTGGTAATGCAAATATATATAGTATACCGCAAAATTAAATAAAAATAATACTTCAAATAGAAATATTGGTGTGTCGTGTATAACTCCGATTATTGTTATAATTGCGAATAATATCTGTGAATACAGTAATATTTTTACATCACTGCATATTTTTCTCGAATAAAACGTGTGATATATCATAAACAATAATATAGATAAAAATGCTGTAGATGCGAATATATAATGCGTATTATCGGTTTCTGGAATAAATATCACACCAAAAATACCAATTAGTAGTAGAATTATTGCGAGTAATGACCATATTTCATCACGATGTATCTCGTAAAGTAATGTGAATATTCCCATTACTCCCATACACACTGCGATAAAAGTGCGAATAGTTATATGATTTATTAGTTCATACTTGCCGCCCCCTTTCAGGTCGTTATTATCCGTATTAGAATGAGTATCATCCTTTATAATAAAAAACGATTCTTTACTGGTTATAATACTAGATACACTTTTACTTGTGGTTGTATGTTTATAATATACAAATAAAATAGGAATCATATATGTTGTAATCATAATACATAGTAGTATATTAGGGTTACTATACCAGCTAGTCTCAACATATTGAACCATTATAAATATAATTCACATTTTATTTATTTTATGTTATTACATATATATTGGTTATCTCAAAAAATTGAAATGATAAATTGTTTATTCACTGTATTTCAGAATAACCAATTCACTTGATCAATGCTATCATCAAACCATACTGAACATCATACACAAACAGCCGTACCCGAACCCGTAACCGAACCCATACCCGTACCCGTACCCGTACCCGAACCCGTAACCGAACCCATACCCGTACCCGAACCCGAACCAGTACCCGAATCCGCTGCCGAGATCATCCCCCAAGAAAAACCGACACTCAAAACTGAAGACACAGGTAAGATTTTTGAAAAGGCAATTTGCGACAGCGTGGGCATTCCATATGATGGACCGTTCAAATATAGCCAAGAGGAGGTAGACAAATTGGTACCGCGTCTTTCCAAAATTTTGACGGAAAATTTGTTTCCGCCTTGCGTTCACACTGCTAAAAAGGGCGCGCGTTACGATTTTACGTCGCTTGATGGGAAAATGCATTTGTCTGCGAAAAGCAACAAGAAAAAGGGTGGAAAACTTGCTGCACAAGTGATTGGTCAGGCTACACCTACAAAATTCTGCACTATTCTTGGAATTGAGTATACCACCAAAGAAAATCTCAAACAACACATCCAAGAGAACATTTCATCGATTCTGTCTGTGTTGTGGGGATACACCTTTGATTCACAGTTGATCTACTATGTTAAGGATACGAACACTATCCGATTCATCACACCAAGAAATAGTATCCTGTCCGCCGCCACCACCGCCACCGCCACCACACCTGTGAATTGGAGCGAGTATCAATACACTTGGACACTCTCATACGATAAATGGGACGGTTCGAGCAGCGTAAGCATTACCATCAACGGAAAAAAAGAACCCATTCTTGAATGGCAATTCCACAAAAACCGAAAAAATATGGCTATTCGCTGGTCGATCGAAAACATCCTTCGCATCTTCAGTGACCAATTCGATATTCTAGATCTCTGAAACTTCTACGCAATGCGTATTTTCAAACACCGCTACCGCTAACACTAACACTTTTTTTTAGACAAAATAGATATTCTACGATTTCCTTATCATCATTATATTCAAATGATTTAAAACGTTTGTAATCCCGCTGAATAACCTTTACATCTCCGTACTTACCCATAATTTCTATTATTTTTTCTTTCGATACTATACTTTCGCTACTATAAGATAAGAACACCCATTTCGTCTTAAGTTCGCGAAATAACGTATCAAATGCCGTCTCTACCGTCTTCCCCTTTTTACAAAACGGGGAAATGAAACAATCTACCGGAATTCCGGTCTTCCCCTTCAACGGTGCCTCTGATTTCAATTCTTCTGGCGTTTTAGCAATCATATTCAATGGAAAATAATTCTTCGAATATTGCCTCTCATTATATGGTGGATCCAAATATGCTATATCCGCTACAATTCCACTAATATATTTGAGGTCAAGCACATCACAATTATTCGTATTCGACCCCAACCGCGCATTTTCACGAATTGTGTGTATAGGATACAAAACAAGATTTTTCACAGCCTTTGTTTTGAATTTTTTTAGAAAACACCCATATACTGCAGGAACATTACTAACAGCATCCGCACTGATTATAATTGACGCTAGAATAAATTTATATTCATCATCGGTCATATTAATGCCCATTTCTCTACGTAATTGCTCTAGCTTGTATCGCATATAATCAATCCGACGCGCATTTTCAACAGTAAAGAACATTCGCTCATTTGTTTCGAATGGACTATAATGAGTTGTGATATATCCTGGCGCGGATAAATTCCCTCCCTCTTCGCTCACGTCGATACCGTGTTTATTCTCAGAAATATCACTGTTCATTTCATAGATAATTTTAACAGTTAAATCTGTATACACCGAACGCGTGAACGCGTGCGTGATAATCGAGCTGTATAATTCGGCGTCATTCGATAGTACAGTTGCACCTTTTGTGCGAAAATGATGAGAAACTACGCCAGTTCCAGCAAATATATCTGCAACCGTTTTATCCGCAAAGCTATCCCACCCGGTTTTCAATTTCATATGTTCGGTAATCCATTCTAATAATTGAAATTTCGAACCAATATAATTCAATCGATGAATTCGTGTAGTGTCGTCACTTTTCGATTTTTTCATAATCCAACTTCGAAGAATACAGCAACGTACCCTCAATGTATTAAATATATAATAATCAATTTTATATTTAATTAGCTTTATTATTGGTTTGTACAAACAGATAATCCTACAATATTACGAGATACGTTCATATACATACTTTTCTAATTCACTTCCTTCAAAATATGGTATACTTTCTTGCCCAGTCATAATTTTAATCGTTTTCCACAAACGAATAAATATACTCTCACTAACATACGGTATGCCGTATTTCTTACAGATTCTCTCGACGTCCTTCATTGTGTTCGCAGCTCCACGCCTCTGGTAATATATAATCCATCCAATCAAAAAATCTGCGAAATTTCACGCCATATGTGAAACGATTATATTTATCATTATCATACTATTAAATGTAACAATATCGTTTAAATGGTCCATCGATTTCTGTTTGATTGTCTTATCTTCGGATATTTTATCACGTAACTCGCGTATCTCTGCAGCCCACTTGCTTAATCTTGTATCATTTGTCGATGATGTTGATATGTGGTTGCCGGAATAGAATATTGTTCGGTCATTGTTCGCTCACAATAAAATACTATAGAATTAATATATATAGAAATAACTTTATATATTGATAACTAATATTTATGAAATCTAATATTTATACGGTATGGTATTCGTTTCGATTCGATTCGATTCGATAACCCCATTACAAAGCACAATATTCGCAATATTCGCAATAATATGAATACACGCGTGCGCATACGTTGCTTTCCATATTTGATTTCGTTTCAAATAATATTCGCTCACAATGTAGCACATAAATGATGTGAAAATCAAATAAAAAAATGCGTACTTGTGCGTCACTGATTTCATATTATCAATGTGATAATATGCATATACACAAATGGCGCCAATTCCCGAATAAACGACATATATATCAATTGTTCTACGCCACGAATCGCGAAGTGGATCACGCCAATAATTCAATGATGTTGTGAATACTGCTGCAGGTACAATTGCGATATATACCGTATCTGGATGCGTTAGTGCATATATCGATGATAAAAACGACAACCAGGCAGTTCGCCATATTACATTTGCGTTTGGTTGTGGGAGAACGTATCGCGGCGATGGCGATGGCGATGGCGATGGCGATGGCGAAAGTGGCTCTAACAGTGACGACATAATAATACTATATAATAGAGTATTTACTTTTATATAATGAAAATACGTATCTTTATTTATGTTTGTTGTTAACCTCGGATAAAACATAAATATAAATCAGGTATATCACAATATACTCGCCGCAAATGTCGTTATTTGATATCATAGCGATATCATTATTATCTTCGATACCGTTATTATATGCATTTCCACTTATTCTCGGTCATTTCATCAAAATTCAAGGGTATAAAATCACTGACCAAACCGAGTGTAATCAACTAATAACTAAATTGAATATCACACGATCTGTATTCTATCAAAACGGAAAACCATTCGGATTATTTTACGGAAAATGGTTTCTTGGGTATATTTATTCAAATGAAAGCCAGCACAACCAAGGACACACAATGTATCTCGTTATCAAACGATCTATATTCGACTCTATAACAAACGGAGATAAAATGGTGAAGACCGACGACGGTCAGAAAACAACCGAAAAGAAAATCATTGATATCCGCGAACGACGCGGGAATCCGTGGTGGTGGGAATATTCTGACCGAAAGTACGATGCTACTAAATTCCTGAAAAAAGAACCGCGTGGATATCAGCAAGAAATAATCGATGATATTCTGAAAACTGTAAACGGAAAATCGTCAAGAAGTGGTACATTCTTCATTTATGGTGAACCCGGCACAGGTAAATCGCTTCTAACTCTCCTCTTAGCCAAACAAATCGGTGCCTATTATTGCGATTCTTGGAAACCTACAGATCCCGGCGATAATTTATCAAAAGTCTACAGCACAATTTCGCCAGACGATAATAAACAGCTTGTATTGGTATTAGAAGAATGCGATAAACTTATCGTAAATGTGATCAACGGTGTTATCAAACCGCATATTTATATACCGATTCCGATGATGGATAAAAGCGATTGGAATAGTATGTTGGATAAAGTAACCGACCTAGGGTTTTATCCGAATTTAATTCTGATTCTGACGTCAAATGTGACGATTGATGCGATTCACAAACTAGACGATTCTATTCTGCGTAATGGACGAATCGATAAGGCGTATCATATGAAATAAATATTATTTATCAATCACAACGTTTTTCGCAACACGACGTATAACTTTCGCGATGTTTCCGTCTCGTTCTCCATCGGTTACTGTTCTAGAGAGTTTTAAATAAGTATTGTTGTCTTTTGCACTACTATCCATACATTTCGGGTGCGCTGCTGCCCATTCTCCCATCAATCCGATATTTTTATGTTCGACAGCCAGTACGGCATTTACCATTTTTTGGTGTTCAGGACCTTCCTTTTCCCATTTATTATCATCTTTAACATACAATGTTTCGCGCTTCACATCGCTACAATGCACTGGTCGCTTATAAAGATCAGTTTTTTGTAGATTATCGATAATGATATTCGATATACCTTCAACATAGCCTAACTTCCCAACATTTTCAAGATCAGTCATATTCAACTGTATCGAATTCACAAATTCTTGGATGTTCATCGCATCCTTGCACTGTTCGTTTAAAAATAGATTCAAGTTAAACGTCGGATTATTGCAATTCGTATTATTGACCGTATTAATGTTAACGTGATTATTGTGACTATGGCTTGTATTACCAGAACTAGAATTCGCGCAAGGATTCGTGTTAGCATTAGAAGAAATAATCATATTCGTTTTATACAAATCTAACATCTGTGTCTGCAAATGATTATTGTGTTTTATAATCTCAATCATCATTGCCTTCATTTTCATATTTTCCGCAACAAGCTCGTTTATTTGGACATTACCTGTCCCTTCCACGGTTGTGTTTTCGATGCTTGCGTTACTCGATGTTGATAGAGTGGAATCAATGATCTTATTGATTATCATCTCACATTTGGGCTTGTGTCGATAAATACTAGTTCTTGATTTGAATTGTTTATCACATTTATCACAAGAATACAGCCCAAATGGCGTAATTTGAGTCTTAATGTCTCCTTTCTCGCGTTCTTGGTGTTTACGTGTGGTGATATGGCGTCCGTAATCATTTTTGTTGCTCGTTACAAATGCGCAAAATTCGCACGTATAATTTTTGAGTTTTTTTAGTGTCGTATCTTGTCGCATTTTGTCGTATTTGTGTAGTATTTTATAGTCTACGCGGAGACAAAAAAACGCCTAAAACCAACAGACACCATTTTTTCGGACAACGCGAAAAAAAGTCAGTCACAGTTTTTTAGGGTCAAAAAACGGAAATAAGAGCGTTTCAGTCACAACACGAAAATCAACGTGTTTTTAAAAATCTCCGCGCGCAAAGTCAAAAAAGGACATTTTTGGATCGGCAAAAAATGTCCAATTTTTGGGGGGTAAATCCCTTCGTTCTAAAACGTCAAATTGTGCATTTTATTGTTTTTTTTATATTTAAACCGAATATTTTTTTACGAATTATGGTCTGAAAAATTCCTAGGATTTATAGGAAATTCCTAGGAATTTATAGGAATTATTATTTGGTTTAAAAAAAGAAAAAGAAAGAGAAATAAGATAGATAATTCAAACCGAATATTTTTTTGATTTTATACCTACGAAAAATGTTAAACAACCTGTTGTATTTCTCCGATTTATTTACTTACTTTATGCATCTTTAGATGTGTTTAGTCTTCTTGAGTAATTATCTGCTTGTAGATAAATTATAATATATAAATATGGTATAAAATGGCTCGATATTCAAAAACAAAAAAATGGTAAAAGATTTTCACGAAAATATGATAAAAATAATAAAATGACTGGTGGAGGTGATAAGAAAGGTACAAAAAGTAAATCACCATCTTTAAGAAATCGCGCTGCTGCTAATCCACTACAAAGAAATGATATGTCCGCCGAAGGCAATCACCGAAACATATTCGACATATTGAGAGGAGAACCAAGACCAATTCAGAATAGTCGGATAATAATAAATGAAATCGCAAACAAGTTAGAACGAGGTAATGTTAACTTAAGTCCAACTAAACGATCTCCCGGTAAGCTGAAAGCATTCATAGACAATAGATTAATCAAATATAAATAGGTACAATAATGTATGGCTATAAACAATCCCAGTATTATATAATAAAACGCACATATGTTTTACACCTTTACACCCTTGAAGATTTACACCTTTTCTCATTTCAAACGCCCATTTTGAAATACAATTTTTACTTATATTTAAACACAAATCCAGCAGACATTTTACGACGTCCTTTTAAAACTTCACTTATTTTGATTGTTGTTGTAATATGATGTTCTTTTTTTAAATATTCTATTGCTTCAAACTGATAAGTAAATGTCTTTATAAATGTTCCGTCTAATGTACATACATCAAATGGTTTGTTTTTTCCTCTTCCATCTAATATTTTTTCTCTTGCGTCTGGATTTTCTTTAAAATGTAGTTTTCGTCTTTCACTATTTTTTCGTCTTTCATCTGGATTTTTAAAGCGTTCTTTTTGTCCGTTGCTCAGTTTTTGTTTTTTTTCTGGAGTGCTAAAACTATTCTTTAATGTTTCGCTCATTTTTACCTTTGCTTCTGGGTTGTCTTCATAATATTTTTTTGTTCTTTCACTCATTTGTTGTCTTAATTCCGGATGTTCTTCATGATGTTTTTTTAATATTTTGCTCTGTTGTTCTCTTGCGTCTGAATTTTTCCAATATTCTATTGATATTTCACTCATTCGTTCTCTTGCTTCTGGATGTTCTTTATATCGTTTTTTTAGTTTTTCACTATGTTCTTTTCCTGCGTCTGGATGTTCTTTATAATACCTTTTTGTTCTTTCACTATTTTTTATATTATCCTCTTCTGTATAAATATAACCATTTGCTCCCTCTCCTCCATACGTCATATTATATCCATTATTCATATAATATGAATTATAGTCTTTAATGTATCTTATTTCTTTTTCACACAATTCTTCTAATGTATCTGCTGTATCTATTACTATAAGTTGAAGTGTATCTACCATATTATGTTTCCTTAACGCATTATACAAATATCTTGGATTACCACTGTTTGCGCAAGTTTTATGTTCTTTTGCTCGTTTTTCTATATTTTGTGTTTGACCAATATAATGTTTTCCATCAGGGAAATCTATTCTATAAATATAACCGCCAGTCATTATGTATATATTATGTATTAATCTTCATATTTAATTCAATTTTATAAAATATTGGGTGTTTGAAATGAAAAAAGGTGTAAAATGGGACAAATTTTAAGTCTTCAAGGGTGTAAACATTTAAAACGCCGGTGTAATAAAATGAATATTTGTAAAATGTAAATTACACCCTTTCCAACCCGCTCTTTTAGCATTATTACTGAGTGGTTTTCTCGGAATAATATTATTACAAGTAATATCGTCGGATTTTATATGAATTATATCTAATATATTATGATTAACCTTTTCGTATAAAATTATTATATAATCGATTTGATCTTCAATGCTTTTTAATGTAGTGTGATATTCTGCTCCAATGGTTTTAAATTCACTATTTTTTTTATATTATTATATGACTTTTTGGTAGTATTTTTACACTTAATTTGATATTTTTTCCCACAATTTTTACATATTTGATCTTTAGATTTTGCATTTATAATACACTCTAACCAACTCATTTCATTACATTTTATACATTGAATTTTTTCACAACAATATATTTCAGCTGCTCTACCTATAATTCTTGAATTACTTTTCCATAAAGGATTTTGTTCTTTTACTTTATCGATATGTGGCTGCAACGACATTATTATTGGTATAATTATTTATTACACCAATAATAATAAATCAATTTTTTATAATATCTGCGTTTTAAATGTTCAAAGGTGTATTATACAAGTGATTTAGATCCAACTTCCGCCACCGCGTGGTTGTGGGCGAACATCCATACCTCTCATACTACCGCTATTTTGATTTTGTTGTGTAGATAACCTAGAATATTCTGTTTGCTGTGGTGGTGCGCGATATACTGCAGCAGCAGCTTGTTGTGGGGGAGTGCCTATAGGAGCATATTGTTGTGGTTGCGGTAATGGTTGACCTCGTTGATTTGGATTTATCTGAGGTTGCTGATACTGTTGCTGTTGCTGCTGTTGCTGCATCGGAGGTTGCTGATACTGTTGCTGCTGTTGCTGCATCGGAGGTTGCTGATACTGATACGGCGTATTATGCTGTTGTGGTCCTCCACCTCCACTCATATGTTGAGGCGGACGAACAACCACATTTTCATTTCCGAAACCAGACTTTCCATTGTTGCTATAAGCATTATTCCGATTATCACCACCAACAACGCTGTTAATATTTCCATTGTTGTTGCTCTTTATTTCTAAATTTCTTTGCTGTTGAAGCTGCTCGAGAGATACAGAACCAACCTTATCAGGCGAATAATCATCTGGCGGTGTTTCAATTTTATCAATAATATCAATTGTAGCATAATTATACATCTGCCTCATTCCACCATTTCCTTTTGCAGATAGTTCATCCGCGGTTTGATCAAGAAAACTATAATTATCCGATGCAACACCATATAAACCCATACTCTCTCTACCAATCGAAAATGCATTTGGCTCACCGTTATAATTTGTAGCAGCAGCATTTAATGCGGTATTTTTTGGCTGAAAATGTTGCAAAATCTGATCACCATAAAGAACTTGATGCCCTTTATTTAATAGAAGTAACGCTGGTACACGATTGACTTGTGGCGGTAATAACACCTTTTCGCCGGACTCAGTAACAATATGCCAACTCGATGGTCCGGATCGAACACGCTTATCTATACATAAAAAATGAATATCATCCTGTATGCGCGATTTAGATAAAGTAGTTAAAACTGTTTTTGATTTATCACAGTGATTACTATAATAAATAATACACGACATTTTCTAGCGTTGTCTTATTCTCACGATACTTAATAATTATTATTAGTATTTATATATTATTCACACGCGTTTATCATAGGAATATATCAATAAAATTGATATAATAATATAAACAAAATATAAATACAACCGTCTGGATTTATTAACAGAGTCCGTATTTCCGCCTAAACTTTCTTTTAACTTCGCGTCTTTATTCTAAATCAATACTATATCAATGCTAGGAAATATGAACCGAACATCGAGTGCTACGTCAGCATCCGCCCCAGTATATTCTGCAAATGCTGTTTCAAAATATATTCCAAGAATTGTATCGAAAACCGATGAAGATGGCGAGTTGAAATTCACAATCGATCGAATTAACGTCAGTTTAGCAAATGCGCTTCGTCGTGTTATTTTGTCGGAAATTCCGACATTCGTATTTCGGACATTTCCTTATTCAGAATGCAAGGCGTCGATTACTGTGAATACGTCGCGAATTCACAATGAAATCGTGAAACAGCGATTGAGCTGTATTCCAATTCATATTAAGGATGTAGATTTTCCATACAAGGAATACATTCTTGAAGTAAACGTCACTGCGGACGGTAACGAAATAAGGTATGTGACTACAAAAGATTTCAAAATAAAGAACAAATCAAACGGAAAATATCTGACTGACGTCAAAGTACAAGAGATCTTTCCGCCTGATGTTATTAGTGGCGACTATATTGAATTTATGCGATTGTTACCAAAAACCACCGAATATGGCGAAGGAGAGCAGTTATCGCTTACTTGCGAGTTTGACGTTGCAACGGCGAAAGAAGATGGTGCGTATAATGTCGTATGTACCTGCGCGTATAGTATGACTATCGACGCCACAAAACTAGATGAAGCGTGGAGATTGAAAGAGGCTGAGCTTGTGAAGGAAGGACTTCAAATCGGAAGCGAGGAAATCAAAATGCAAAGAAAAAATTGGTCCTTGTTGGATGCGCAACGATTGACTAAACCAGATAGTTTTGATTTTGTTATTGAGACTGTTGGTGTTTATTCAAACGCCGAGATTGTTTCAAAGGCTGCGCAAATTATGATCAATAAGTGTACCAAATTTATCAGTGATATCGAAAGTGGCGTGAATCATATTGTACCGACAGTATCTACGATACAGAATGGGTATGATATTGAATTGAAGAATGAAGATTATACACTAGGTAAAGTATTAGAGTTCTTTCTGCACGACAAACATTATGCCGAAGATCAGACAGTAACATATTGCGCGTTTCGAAAGGTGCATCCGCATAATCCGGATAGTATGATTCGCGTTGGTTTTGCGGAAAAGGTCGGCACCGATGAAGGCATTGTTGCGGATTATATAACAACGTGTGCAAAAGATGCGATCGCTGTATTTGAGCATATTCGCGACCAGTTTCGAGAATATTAGGAATATTAGGATCGAATTATACCCGTTTTTACATCTCAAACGCATCAGATTGTGAATATTTTTGTATAATCTGTTTTTTTATTTTTACTATGCACACCTTAATTTATTTATATTATTATATAAGTAATGCCTAATGATAGAAGCGAAGATTATAATAAAAAAGGGTATAAAAAAGTGTTAGATAATACAAAATAATATTTTTTATTACCTACCGTCATACCTAGCAAGATACCTATAATTTGTTACGAAAACCTAGTCACACATCCCATCATTCGATTTGATGAAGGAATTCCACGATTTGGAAAGATAGCATCATCTGGATTGATATGACTGATTTCGAAGTCAGTTCCTTGGGTCAAGCGAAACAGATTTGTGAATGCGAACAGAGACATCATATTCCAAGCGCTTTGTGATATGCTGCGCAGACTTTCAAAGTACCCGACAATTTCGGTACGCGTGCTTTCATCGGAAAAGCTAGAAAATCGCGCAAACAGCTTTGATGCGCATTCATTTCCGGCTCGTCTTTTTTCTTCAAGTGATCTGGTAGTAATTGGACGATCGGGCATAATCATCGAATTGACTAGACAAATATCGAGTCCAACACTTGCACACAACTCTTGAAATGAACATCGGATTTGTCCACTTCCGACAAGAATAGATGTTGCGAGTTGATTCGACGAAGTTGCGGCACTCGCTGGAATAGATGTTGCGCAAGTTGGGGTTGATTCCGTTCGACATAACATTGGTAATTTTGTTTGGTCATTTAGTTCAAGATCTTCAAATGATGAACCTACACTGTCGTCGTCGCTGTTGTCGCTGTCGTCGCTGTTGTCGTCATCGAAAGATCTCTGCTTATCCTCCTGCTCTTCTTGGTAGCGCGATGCGACGAGTGAGATCATTTCAACTGTTCTGCCCAAAAACGCCAGTTCTTTAGCAAATATTTCAGCAAGCACTACGTTCTTTTTAATGAAGTTTGCAGCCTTATCGCATTCCGCATTGTTGGGTCTGATGCAGGGGGTCGATATTCCATCATCGTCGTATTTTTCAATTTCGTCTTCTCCTGTGAGAGTTGATCCGGAAGGAGCAGCAGCAGCAGCAGCAGAATCGCATTCGTGTGTGTCGTCGTGTGTGTCGTCGCTCGTGTGTTCTTCAAAGGTCGGCGCCGCTAGCATCGTGTCGTCTTCGGGTGCACAAACTGTGGTGAAAACTGGTTTTCCAAGTGAGAGATTCGCTCTCATTCCTGTGGTATATGTGAGAAGAAGGTAACGCAATTCGTCGTTGGTGCATTCAATATTGGGAACGCCTGATAGTCCGCAACTGTATTTTTCATTGCGCAAAGATGCGAACATATTGTGATTTCGTATTGTTGATTGTTTGTGGTTGAACCTATTGTATTGCCTTCATTCAATAAAAACATTTCAATTTTTTCACAAGTAAGTGAATTGAACACACGAATATTAAGAAAATAGAATCGTGATAATTTATCATATAATTAAAATGGTTTTTTATGTTTATTATTATATAACATAGTAATATATTGCTATATTATATACAATAATGGCTGATATCAGTAACAATGAGAGTACTACTGATATAAGTAACAATGAGAGTACTACTTACTACTATGCATACCCTCCATTTACTAGTACAGAAAATATAAATGTTATACCCATTGTTCCACGATTAATTTTGATAGATAGCCGTATCAAAGATATTGACGTAATTATAAACGCTACAAATAGCAAAACATATTGTTTGGTATTTAATTACTTCCACGATACACAAGATACAATTCTCTCGAAATTACGATTCTTAAATGAAAATAACCAGTATATTTTAGATAATTTTTATTATGAGGAGCCAATCCCACCGACTCAAATGGATGGATCAGGCAACCACTGTACACCGTGTGATGGTTTCGATATGTCGTCGTTTCAGTTACTTCCGTCAACACTTTACGCCGAGCATTTGGAATATGTTATGAATAATCCAGAACAAGATATATCATCCGGCAATACAGACATATCGGGGGATGCAACTAGCAGCAGTTGCTGGACATTTTATCCCGAAAGTACGAACATCCGGAAAAAACCAGTATTTTTTCAAAGGGCGAAGATTCAGAATATAGAATCAGCACCGGAAGCAGAACCGGAAGCAGTAGATTCTAGTGCGAATGATATAACTAATACTTCGACAGAAGATAACCAAATAAATAGTAGTAATACATACATTGCGAGACCATTATTGTATATAAATTATTTGGATGAATTATACGACCTGTTCAAAGATACAAAAGAGGCATCGTCATCGCCGATGGTCTTTGATTCAGTTTGCATTATGCAGCACTCGAATATAGAGGACTATGGATATAAACTTATTCATAGTGAACCGATCAATTCAGTAGTAAAAGACGTAATAGAAACGGATCCAAATTTACAATCGTGGTCATCATTTGTGACTTTTATTCTGAATCTCAAGACAATATATGGAATCACTACACTCGATCTAGTTGCGTGCGCATTATATGCAAATCCGAATTGGAGATACATTATAGATACAATTTCTTCCCAACAAAATATCATAATCCGCGCATCAAATGATAATACAGGAACATCATTGAGCGGAGGAGATTGGGTTCTTGAAACAAATGATATTAATCTAACAAATGTCTATTTCACGCCAGAAATTTATAACTGGAAATACATTTTGGATACATATATTGATAACCGCATTTATTTTTTACGATATAATAATGCGATGTATTCGACTCGCGCATACAATAATCTATTAAGAATTGCGGACGGCACAAAAAACTTCACAATTGAAACGTGGTATTATGAAACCGCTAGACAAATACAATCCACGATTGTCGATATGGGAAACTATAATTATACATTACAAATCAGAAATGAATTTACTACTCCTAATACAAATGGACTATCATTTTTTAATTTAACAGCAGCAGCAGGAAATTGGATAGTTGCTGGAAATGCAGTTGTTCCTGTTGCTCAATGGTCTCATATTGCCTTGACTAGAGAAGGTTCTACTATTACTTTTTATATTAATGGTGTTGCTAGACAGACATTCACAAATATCACAGGAAGTTTTACTTCGAGTACGGATGGTATATTTGGAATCGGTGTACAATCTCCAGGTCCAACAGGTGCTTGCAATTGTAATTTTATGAAAGATGGAACGGTGCTTTATGATTTACGTTTATGGAGTGTAGCCAGAAGCACGTCTCAAATCCAAATGAATCGTAACCGTATTCTCCCTGCGAATACAAGTGGACTTGTTGCGAATTATTTATTCAATGAGAGTAGTGGTTCTACATTTCAAGATAGAACAAGTAATGGATTTAATACTTCAATTGTAAGTTATGATTCGTCAAGACGATCGAATACATTAGTATCTATACCAAATATTGGTATTCTTATCAATAATGGTTACTCGTTAACAACATATAATAGTACAAATCTAAACGCGAGAACACATTTTGGTGATATTACATATACCGATTTTTCTGGAGTTGATTTTTCGGGTGTAGATTTTGTCTTCAGTGATTTACGTGGATCTAATTTAAGAAATGCGAATTTTACAAATGCGAATTTATGGGGTGCTATAGCATATGATGCGAATATCACTGGGATAAATTTATCATATGCGAATATAACTGGTGCTAATTTCAGAATACCGACTACTAAATCACTTCAATTTGATGGTGTTGACGATTATGTTACTCTTGGAATTCCCACATGGGCGAATGAATCCCAGTTCTGTAATACAATGACTGTCGAGTGTTGGTTCAAAACAACTAATACATCTCCGCAACCCCAACAGTATCCAACTTTAGTAGCCAGAAATATTGGCGGTGGACAATCAAACTCATCTCAATTTAGCTTATTTATGGATGGTACTGCTACACCAGCCAATAATGGTTTTGTTGGATTCGGTATTACTTCAGGTAGTTCGAATACCGGAAAATATATTACTTCAAGCCCATTGAAATATAACGATGCAAAATGGCATCATGTCGCAGGTACATACACATCATCAACCGGAACAGCATCATTATACGTTGATGGTGTCTTAGTAAAAACTGAAAGTAATGCGAACATTGGAGCAACATCTGCAACACACTATACAAGTATTCCTATATTGATTGGAAGTGACGCAGGACAGTTACAAAGCGAAACTAACCGAAATTTTCAAGGTTCTATTTCTGATGTTCGTATATGGAATGTTGTTCGTACGCCAAGTCAACTTTGGGATAATTATCGTCGCCGTTTAATCGGAAATGAAACTGGATTGAAGGGGTATTGGACATTAAATCAAGGATATGGTTCTGGTTGGACAGTATATACATCTGTTATAGACAAAACAGTAACTAGACAATTTGGTACATTAACTAATTTTGCATCTCCTTCTTCAAGTTGGGTTGATTCTCCGGATTTACCATTTATACCTACTATCACACCTGGAGTTTTCCAAACTATAATTAACTTGTTATTAGCAAATCAGAATGACTGGTTTATTGATCCATTTTCAAATAGTTTGGGAGAATTTGTATATTCAGTCAATAATTCAAGTGCGAGAATAACAACTGGTGCAGCCACCACTAAAACAATATATTCTATACAAGGACCAATCACAACACCGGTATTAACTACATATGATTTTCCTGTATTAGAAAACCTTTCCAACTGGTCAATGGATATAAGTTTTACAGTTACATCTGGAACTTGGTTTCGTCCCTTAATTGGTGATATGTTTAATCCTATCAATACGGGTCGTGGTTGGGCTTTATGGATATCCGATGGTCAAACATTACATTGGGGATGGTCAACCAGCGCAGTAGATGTTCCTAACATTACTGTGAGTAATACTACTGGTGTTCAATATGCATTAAATGTTACTCAAAGCAATAAAACGACGATCACGTTCACATTAAGGCTACTTTCGAATAACACAACGCAGACTGGTTCTATAAATGTTACTGGTTATGTTATGGGAAGAGGACCAGTCACGATAGGAGGCTGGATAAATCCGCGTTCCCCAGCTGAAGGTATGCCCGGAACAATATCCAGTATAACTGTATCTATTCCAACCAATCAGCGCGTCGTTGAAAAATTAACCACTTCTAGTTCAACTGTTATAACTGCATCGCAAATATCATTATACGATTTCACGTCTCATTCAATAAATAGCAATAGTTTTACAATTAGTAAATCACCGACAACATTAACACGAGTGAACTTTAATGAAAGTAATATACACATAATAAGTCATTTAGATAATACATATACCGTGAGTGTAACAAGTAATAGGGGAACAGCTGTTTCTTATGAGAGTTCTGAACCGACGGTTGCTACTGTTGGTATCACATCTGGTATAGTTACGATATTAAAATCTGGAGAAACTACAATAAAAGCATATCAACTAGAAACTGATACATATAGTTATAGGGAGATCACATCAGTTCTTGTCGTTCAACGTGGTGTAAGTGGTTTTGCTAGTTCTGATTTCATAGTCGCATCAACTAAAACTTTTGGAGTTGGAGATTCATCTTTTAATATAACAACTGCACCATCAAGTATTAGCTCAGGTGCGATTACATATACCACTGACGCGTCAAATGTAGCGACTATAAATTCATCCACCCGAGTTATAACACTTGTTGGCGCAGGAACAGTCACATTCACAGCTACTCAGGCGCAGACAGATCTATATTTAAGCGCAACAAAAACAAGTAATATGCTTACTGTTAATCGTGGTGTGAGTGGTTTTGCTAGTTCCGATTTCATAGTCGCATCAACTAAAACTTTTGGAGAATCACCTTTTGGTATAACAACTGCGCCGTCAAAAGGTCCGAGCACAGGCGCGGTTACCTATACCACTGACGCATCAAATGTAGCGACTATAAATTCATCAACCGGCGTTATAACACTTGTTGGCGCAGGAACAGTAACGTTCACAGCCAATCTGGCGGAGACAAACCAATATTTAAGCGCAACAAAAACGAGTAATATACTTACTGTTTCTCGTGGTGTGAGTGGTTTTGCTAGTTCCACTTTCACAGTCGAATCAAGTAAAACCTTCGGAGAATCACCTTTTGGTATAACAACTGCACCATCAAGTCCGAGCACCGGTACGATTACCTATACCAGTGACGCGTCAAATGTAGCGACTATAAATTCATCCACCCGAGTTATAACACTTGTTGGCGCAGGACAAGTAACATTCACAGCAACCCAGGCGCAGACAAACCAATATTTACTCGCAACAAAAACGAGTAATATACTTACTGTTTCTCGTGCGGCAAACACGATAACAAGAGGGACTAATTTTACAAATGCAACATTTTCAAGACCGTATGATGTGAATAGTTTATCATTTGATATTTCTGCAAACAGTCTGAATACGGGAACTGATATTATTTTTACAAGCAGTGACTCGAATACAGCATCAGTAGCACGTGTGAATGCGACAACCTATACTGTTACGATTCAAAAGGTTGGGCAAGTTACTTTAACTGCTAGCCAGATAGAAACAAATCAATATAATGCGCCAACAGATGTTTCTTCTGCATTTACTATTTCACCTGGAACGCCAACGTTAGTAAAACAAGGTACGAATACTGGCGCTACGATTACCAAGAGGTATAAAGATGCACCATTTGATATTTCTGCGAATAGTTTGAGTGTTGGTTTAGTAAGATATAGTTCAAATTCTGCGATCGCATCAGTAAATGAAACTACGGGACAAGTAACAATTATGGGCGTTGGAACGTGTATATTAACTGCGTCACAAGATGCATCGGGTAATTATGGTGTTCCGGCAAATATAACTTGGTCGTTAGAGATATCAAAGGGTATTCCGAGTTTAGTAGTGCCGGCGACTTTATCGTATAATGTGACTGCGCCAGAGTTCACAATAACGCCTACGAGTGATAGTAGTGGTGTTATAACATTTTCATTATCGCCGTCAAATACGACACTTGCGACTTTAAATGAGAATACTGGCTTAGTCGTATTAAAAAGTCCGGGTACATTCACAGTAATTACCACACAAGCGACAAATAGTTTGTTCGTGGATATATCATCAAGTACAGTGATCACAGTGGCTTCGGCGGGAACTATATTAGAAGGAACCACTATATCGTCTAGTCAAAGTTATGCAGGTGTAGATTTAAGTGGTGCATCGTTATTAGGTACGAATGCGACGAATGTGAATTTCACAGGAGCGAATATGAGTAATGTGAATTTTACAAATGCGACTATAACTGGTGCTAATTTTACGAATACGAATATTAATGGTGCGAATATAACGGGTATCGTATTCACAGCTCTTCAAAAATTGCAGTTACTTCGTAATACAAATAATCGTTCTATATCGAGTATTTTACTTACGGAAACTACAGGTAATGTGATATTAACTGCGATTCCGACAAATACAGCATTTGCTGGTGTGACGAACATTTCATCTTCTATATTTAAAGTGATACTTCCGGTAACATCAACGAATCCTGCGTCGGTACTTTCAAATATAACGATTAGTGATATTAGTAACTCGTTTTACTTGCCGGTGAATTCAGGCGAGTATTTCCAGATAGATAATGTGAAGTACTATACGACTGGTACTATGGTTAAAAAATATAGTAATGATACAGAAGTTAATATTATATCTGTGAATGGAAGATATTACAAATTGTTTGCGGGTTCTCTTGCGGCAGTTTTAATAGATTTGAATACATATAAAATTAGAGATGTTGGACTAGGAGAAATTTTATCAAATGAATTAGCATCTACAGAAATGTATTTTGCGAGTCCGCCGGTTTCTGAAGTACCTAACGCAAATAGCCACGGTGTTTCATTAGGTCCATTTGATTGGGATTTTCAGAGTTTTGAATACGACATTGAAATTGATATACAACAAAATGCTGGAGATAATACAGATTATTATGTATATTGGTCTTGGAATGGTGACGCAAATCAAACATTTTATAGGCAAAACTTTATAGATCATATCGGGAACGGTAGTACATCTTTAACAACTGGACCGAGTACAGACTCAAAACTAATTTATTTATATAGAGATGCGAATCTTCATCACGCTATAAGAGGGCGTTTACGAGTACCGATTAATCCGAATACTGGAAGTTCGCTATATAATAACCGATTATTGTTTGACTATAATTGCGTACAAACCCTACAAGCACCGAACACCCGTGCATTTGGTGGAAATTTTAAAACAAGTCGCGGCTTCAGTCAATATATAGGTGCGACTACGAATTCAAATATACAATTTAATGGATCTAAGACAATTCAGTTTTGGGTGAATGTAGCTAACTATTTCGGGACAAATCAATCATCGAATCAAATTTCTGTTCGTATTTTGAAAATTCCAATCAAATAATAACGAATTACGTCATTTACCCTGCGTAATACGAAGGATATATTATATTATATAGTAAATTATATATAGCATAATGAACGGACTGATTAATTTTCGAACAAATCTAGGAACAACAATAATGATTAGATCAATCGAAGTGAAACCTAAAAGTTGTGCTTTGATTAAGTTAATCTACATAGAATCATTTGATGTAGTAGAAAAGCACAAATTTTTAATGGAAGGGGACGACTATAAAGCGTGGGGGACGAATGATGATTATATTGGAGAGTATTGTGTTAAAAAATTATTAGGCGATGCAGGAAGAATTATAGATTCTGATTATGTTCCAGAAGAACCAGTACAATAAATCGGAAATGAAGTATTATATTTTCAAATAAACTTAAAAATATAATAAGGATCATTCATAATAATATACGGTGAATATGAGTTACTTTGATAATGATTTTGAAGTATTAAACCGTGAATTAAATAAATTATTATCGGAATTTCATATTCCGGAAGGTGGATCATATCAGATTCCAGATGAGGTGTTACGGTTAAAATATTTGGTAGAACGCCAAAGCCCGTCGTCAATTATGGAAATCGGATTTAATACAGGTCATTCTGCGTTATTATTTTTGGCTATTACGCCACCCCATGTAAAGGTTGTGAGTTTTGATCTAGGTGAATATACGCACGTCTTCGTCGCAAAGCGGTTTATAGACAAGAAATTTCCTGGTCGCCACACATTAGTCACTGGTGATAGTAGACATACTGTACCTAATTATGAGGATCAGGTTGCGCATCGTATGAATTCAAAAAATCCGCCGCCACTTAAATTTGATTTTATTTTTGTGGATGGTGGTCATCAAGGTAATATTCCTCATAGTGATTTATTAAATTCATATAGACTGGTATCTGGCGAAAAAAATGTAGTAGTAATTGATGATATCTCGCGCGATCCATCAAGGCAAGCACATTATACGATAGAGCCTACAAAAGCGTGGGAAACCCTGAAAGACATTGGGATGATTAGAGAGGAAGGGTATGATGATTATTATCATACAGGTAAATGTCCCAAAGATTGTGATATTAGGGGTCTTGCGTGGGGCAGTTATGTAGTAAACAATGGTACGCAAGCGAATAGTAGTTCAGATAGTAAAAAAAGCTTAATATATACGCAAATACAGAATAATTATAAATATATGGACAGAATGCAGATGGTAACCGAAATTGATAGATTGCATCATCAAGAGAAGAATTACGAAAAGTTGGTGGCTCTATCAGACATGTATCTTGAATATTTTGCGGACTTCAATAAGCGTGATGCGAATTATATACGTTTTTACAGGGCGTGCGGGAATTATGTATTACATCCCAAAACCGCGATAAAACAATATGAAGAAATCGTTGATATGCCGCAACCAGGTCCAAATGCGGAGCACGATGAATTTCCCGATCATATTCGACATTATTCTATTTGTAATTTGGGACAGTTATATTCACGAGTTTATAATGAAGAATACAATGAAGAAATACCTAAAATAATTCATATTCTTTTCTTTGGAGAGACAGATTTTTACAATTTTCATCATAGGTGTATTCATTCGATGTTACAGTATATGCCTGATTACGAAATATGGATACATAATTCAAAAGAGCCAGTAAATAATAAGTATTGGGATGATATAAAAAGGCACATCACAATCAAAAAAACAGAAGTACCACAACAATATGATGGCTATGACTTGAAATATTTTCAATATAAGGCGGATGTATTGCGTTTAGAGGTATTGTATAACTACGGCGGTGTATATTTGGATTTGGATATGTTAATTGTGAAACCGTTTCACGATGTGTTCAAGAGTGGTCATTCATTTTACATAAGCAAGGAGAAGCAAGGTCAGGACTGTTTAATCAATGCATTTTTAGCATCAAAGCCTAAAAATGAGTTTATTAAATTATGGTTAAACGAATTCAAGTCAGGTTTACGGTTGGGAATATGGGCGCATCACATTCGTGATTCTAACAAAAAATTATTAGATGAACATCCGCATTATATGCACAAGTATAAGATTAAACTTCTGGAAGGAAATATATTTATGCCTTTACACTGGACAGATGGAGATACATTTTCAAAATCTGAAAGAGTTCCGTACGAGTTCCCAGCGGAATCATATGGGACACATTTATGGGAGACGATCTTAGGGGATATAATGAAGAAAAACCAGTTTTTAAATAAACAAAAAATAGAATTGGATGTTTATAATAATAAAGAGTCGTTATTTTACGTGAATTGTGATACAAAACAATTGGAAATATCAGATGATTATTACCATATATTTCGTAATGACCAGTTTTTGAATCAGTATATCACAATTGGTAAGAGGTGCGGATATTTTATAGAGATTGGTGCTGGTGATGGAATTGAATCGTCGTCGTGTTATTATTTTGAGAAGAATATGGATTGGAATGGATTAGCGGTAGAACCAGCGAAGACATACAAAGAGTCAATAACAAAGAATCGAATCAATCCGATATTTTTAGCGGTATCAAAAATAACCTCGTCAAGCGGACTGGGTATGGGTGGTGCGACATTTTATGAGAATGATTGTCCGGTATTAAGTGGTATTAAAGATGCTCTAGAAAGTAATAAAAGCGGGCACGATTGGTGTAGGTTTGGTCGTAAGGAATATAATGTAGATACGATAACATTATATGATTTATGTAGTAAACAAAATTCGCCGGAATATATTGATTATTGTGCGGTAGATTGTGAAGGATCAGAATATGACGTACTAGAAACATTTTTTATAGAGAATAGATTGATCGACATGAATGGGAATGGCGGGAATGGCGGGAATGGCGATGATAGCAGTGTTGAATTAGTAGTAACAAACAAAGTATTTCATATCGATGTATTTAGTATAAAGGTGAACAATTATGATAAGATACGAACATTGATGGAGAACAATGGTTATGAAGAGATTGAGAATCCATTTTTAAAAATAATAACCTTCAACGGGCAAGAAGTCACGTGGGAAAAGTATTTTAAGAATAAAACCCCATATTCGCCGCGAATATCGAATAATGCCCCTCCACAGACAGACCTGGTAGTACAATTAAATACGGTAAATACGGTAAATACGGTAAATACGGTAAATACGGTAAATACAGCAAAATTTCTGATACTACCACCATTTGCGGAAGAGGTAGTAGTTATATGCATAGAAGAGCGTCCAGAAAGAATAAAGTATGTATCGGATCATTTATTGTCGTTTGGTGTGAAGCACACATTATTATTGAATAATATACATCCGACGAACACGAAGATTGGGTGCTTTCAATCGCATATAAAAGCGATAGAGTATGCACTGAGTAATAACTTATCGTCGGTATTAATTGTAGAAGACGACATAATTATACGCGATAATATCACCGAACTCGCGAATATAGCTCTTCCGATAGAAAACTGGGATATATTATATTTGGGTGGAATTTTAACAAAATTCGATAAGATGGATACAACGAATAAGTGGGTAAAGGGTACGATATGGTGTAATCACGCTTACTTGGTAAAGAGACATATGTATGAACCAATCTTAGAATTCGTGCATTCTTACCCAAACTTGAATGAACTTGAGTCTAAAAACATTGATTATTTGTATACGGAATATATACAGCCCAAATACGATTGTTGGCTTGCTAACGATCAATATATCATTCAAAAGGAAGGATATAGTGAAATTGACGGGAGATTAAAATGGACCGGTAATTTTGATTGGTCTACTTTTTCGATGAAAGTAATATAGAAGCAGCGCGCACGACATGTACGTGAAACTAATACTCATAATGTAACAATATCATATTTCGTACGATGTATATCGTTCTCAATATGTGAAGGCTCAATCGCAGTATTAAATCCGGATTGATAAAATGGATGTGGTAAACTATCGAAAACATCTATATACCCTCTAAAATCCATCTCAAGAATCCACATATCGAGTGGTGTTTTCATAAATAGTGCGGTGTCGTTTTCGACGGCTTCTAGCAATTTTTTTGCGCCATTCTGGCTTACCATATATGCACCAGCAGTTCTGAATAATGGGGTATACCAAACATTTTTATCATTATGAATGACTGCTGAGAATCGATTGTTTCTTTTATAAATGGACGATATACGCGAACCTTCTGCGGCGGGAGCAGAAATTGTATTTTCGGGCGATAAATTCATAGGTTTAAAGTATGTATCGAGAGATTCAGAGGATATGTTCTGAAAATTAAAATGGGTATTATTACTGTTTATGTTATAATCAGGTGTCCATTGACCGCCTACGTACATAACATCCCACATTGATGTGAATCTAGATGGTCCACTAGTCCATTCGAAATTCTTCAATTGGTTAATTGTATCGGAAAATCGTGCGACGGACTTATCTGTGAACATCACATCGTCTTCAAATACGAGAAGATACTTATTCTTGGGGTTATATGCGTGTGATAGCCACAACGAATAATGACTAAGTGTGCAGCCGACCTCACCTAGAACGCGAGATTGTCCACGAATTGTGTCTAATAATGCCCGATATTCTGGGTTTGTTTTGTAGTATGTCGAGAGATTATTGCCGTCGACGGCTGAAAATCGTCGTATAGAGTATAAATTTTTATCGGTATAATCTGAAATAACGTTGAAAGGAGAACACCGTTGAATGCATTCCATCCTGTCTACTCTACGATCAAGATTAATTACTGCGATATCAACCAATCTCTCGTGTGTGTTCATTGTGTTATATTATTTACGGTGTGATCGTTTTATATTGTTATGATATAGAATTATATATTTTTTATCAAATAAAATAGATGGTTCGAGAGATTTATATATTTGAATATAATATCTACCATAAATCCCTTATTTAGGAAAACGTATTAAACCCAATCACATATAATAACTAATCATTGTTATTATTGAGCTCATTCATCGTTATAATAAAAGTATATAAGTAACATACAAAATAGACATTGCCTGTGATGCAACAATCTCTCGAACATCCAATAATCCAATCTACAAATATCCAAGAAAAAGGAGAATCTACGCAGACATTATTAGTTCAACAGCCACCGGTTGTTGTTTCTCCAGTGGTATCCAAAAGCAATAGTGTGACTGAGCCGCTTTTAGATGAAGATGATAAGCGTTTTGTGTTATTTCCGATAAAGGACGCAGAAATATGGAATATGTATAAAAAACAGGTGGATTGTTTCTGGAGGGCAGAAGAGGTGGATTTATCAAAGGATCACGCACATTGGGCATCCTTAAATGACGACGAGAGATTTTTCATTTCGATGATTCTCGCGTTTTTCGCAGCGAGTGATGGTATTGTGATGGAGAATCTGGCGCAAAGGTTTATGGGCGAGATTCAGTTAGCAGAAGCGCGTGCATTTTACGGTTTTCAGATTGCGATGGAAAATATACATTCACAGATGTATAGTATCCTTATTGATACATATATAAAGAAGCCTGATGAGAAAGATAAGCTGTTTAATGCGATTCAAAATTACCCGTGTATAAAGAGAAAAGCAGATTGGGCGATGAAATGGATTGGAGACAAGCGAAGTTCGTTTCATACGCGGTTGATCGCATTTGCGTGCGTGGAAGGTATATTTTTTTCGGGTGCATTTTGTTCGATATATTGGATAAAGAAGAGAGGATTAATGCCTGGTTTGACGTTTAGTAATGAGTTAATCTCTCGAGACGAGGCATTGCATACTGAGTTTGCGGCGTTATTGTATACGAAATTAACGAAAAAGATCCAAAAACATCGTGTGTATGAGATTGTGAAGGATGCGGTAGAGATAGAGAAGGAGTTTATATCTGACGCGCTTCCATGTAGATTGATAGGTATGAATGCGAAATTAATGAGTCAGTATATCGAGTTTGTTGCAGACAGGTTGTTATTGCAGTTGGGGTATGATAAAATATATAATTCAACAAATCCATTTGATTTTATGGAGATGATTAGTTTGGCTGGTAAGACGAATTTTTTCGAGAGGAGGGTTGGCGAGTATGCGTTAGCAGAGAAAAAGGTGTCTGATAACGTATTTGATTTTAATGCGGATTTTTAAAGTTCACATAAATAATCCTCTCATTCCGAATGAGCGCGTGAGTTGTTGTATGTTACTCGTGGCGGAGAGAGGTCTTTGTAGATTAGCTTGTTTATCTGGTATATTTTTGCGAGAAAAATCAACGTTGGGTGCGCCATTTCGCGTAGGAATGATTTGAGGAATTACGGAAGGAGGGCGATATGTATTTTGAGTTGCAGATTTCGGATTATTATGAGTGAATGGTAAATTCGGGTTTATATTTGGTCCACTGTATGTTGGACGTTGTAGTAATATATTATTGGGTCTTGCGATATTTTGTAGTTGCATCTGCGGCTGTTTTGGTGCATTTGATTGATTCGAATTACGAGTCTGTGCATTTATATCGCCAAAAAAAGTAGATTTAAACTGATTCATACTATTGAGCGGATTTTTTTTGTTTACTCGAACTTTGCCGACACGGTCGATTGTTTGTTCTTCAAAGAATAGTTCAGAAGGTAGAATAGATGAATCGAATGTTGTAACATCAATCATACGTGAATCATCAAGAATCTGATAGTTTAGATTTTTGATAGTTGTTAAGCCGTCAATATTGTCGCTTTGAAGCGTAGTAGCTAATTCATCACGGCAAATAAGTCGTTTAAATCCGTCAGCAAATTGAAGAATGTTCATATTTCCAAGAGTAAAAAAAACGCTACGGTCTATCGTTATGCCGACGCGTACTGCGCGCGAATGGATCATATTGTCCTCGCCACCCCACGCCCAAAAATTAGGAAATCCACTAGTTCGTTCGAAGTCTTCACCGGTAACTGAAAAAATGCCGCCAAGCGCGAATGTGAATCCGTAATAATGCTTGATAGTGCCTTTTGTTGTATTAAAATCCAATATATTTTTATCATAAGGTAACGTATCAATGTCGTTAAAAATGAAAATAATGTCTTTATAGTGATTCGGATATTTGTATTTCATTGCTAAAAATCCGATATTTTTCATAGCACCGCGATTAAATGGGCGTTTATCATTTTGATGAACGAAATAGTATGTCCATTCATTTTTTGGAACATCTTCCATAATTTTTTGAATATACGTTGAAAAAAAAACACGATGTTGTTCTCGATTACGGTAAGGGATGATAAAAATGAATTTTGGAGGAATATTCATATTTGCGTGAATAGAGTCGGACGATGATGCTACTTCTAAATCCATATGAATAATCGCAATCTTTACGATGAGAATATAGATATAGATATAGATATAGATGATATAATATAGATTATTATAAAATAACCGATAATATAACGGAAAATGTGATGTGAATATTATACAGATGTCGTGGGTGCTAGTGATTCTGGCTGTATCGCGGCGGCATTATATTTTCGCAAGATGATGTTTGGAATGAGTCTCTCGCGCATATCGTATAATTTTTTGAAACACTTATTAATGGTAACTTCGCTCATATCACTTATTCTATTCACATCTTTTTTGGTGATAGGTAATTTACACATGTATGCAACGAAATAAATAATACCGGAAGCGATACTATGAGGTGTATTTTCAGGAATGAGGTTATTTTTCTCAATAGAAACGGCGATAAACTGGCTTAATTTAGTTAGTTCGTCGGGTACGTTTAGACGACTGCAATAACGGTCGATAAATGCTTCTGGTTTTGTTTTGCAAAATGCGGTTTTTTCGGAGTTTTCCATATTAGATTCTAATTCGTTAATAATAGATACTGCATTTTTACAGCCCTTTGTAGCGCTTGTATTATCCAAATTGAATATAGTGGCTATTTCTTTTGCAGTGCGCGGGCAGTTATGCATCTTACACGATATATAAATCGATGCTCCGACTACACCATCGCGGTTTAAACTTCTAAATGTTTTGTGCTCGGATATTCGTTTATGTACGCGGAGAGCTTCATCGATAATCATTTTAGATATACCATTATTTTGCGCGATAGTTGTTATTTTCTGAAACATATCATATTGAGCCTTTTCCTTATACGGCATAGATAGCCATTCGGTATACCGACGTATTTTCATCATATCTTGTGAATATGATCCGCCTTCGCACATTACTTTACATCCATAGGATGATTCAACTAGTAAAGGATTCACAGGCATTCCGCATCGTGTAGGATCGTTTGCTTGATTGTCGTCAGCGCCATAATAACGCCATTCCGCAGATTGATCGAGTGATTCATCCGTATATATTATACTGCATTCTGGATTTTTACAAGTTAAGAATCCGTCATCAGTCAGGACGACGTCAGACGAACAAACATCGCAATTTTCACGTATACTGCTTCGTCGATATAAACATTCTACATTTGTTTCAGGTTTTATAAATAGGGACGATAATTTCATACGTTTCATTGAATCATCGTGTTTCGCCTGAATTATTGTATCATCCGACGACGCAGGCGCATCTGATGTATCTACATTGGCGCTTGTCTGTTTTGGTGAGGATCTCACATTATCGGGTATAGTAAGAATACTGCGAGTATCAACTGGGTCGCTAATGGTGAACTCATTTAATAATTCTGGTAAAAACTCATCTTGTATTTTATCCCATAACACGCTTTTTTGTTTGTATTTCTTTGTAGTTTTAGTATTATATTTAGAACTGGATGACGATATGATAACACTAGACGTCTGTTTCGTATTACGATGATGACGGTCTATATTTTGAATATTGGTAGTAGATGACGTTTTATTTTTTTTTATATCAGAATGAATAAACACACCATTATATGATGTTAAATTCGACGCTGTAGTCATTCTACTACCCCTTAAATATAATATAGTTCTGTATCTTTATATCATTTTTAATAGATGATATCAATTTTGTGAGAAAGATTATAAATAAAGATTATAAATAAAGATAGTGAAATAAAGTAATATTTAGTATATTGACTATATATACGAATATACGAATATACGAAACAAATATGGGTAATGAAATATCGAAATATAATGATAATACATCAATCGATAAGTATGATAAAATGGCTTTGCAAGTAGATCTTATTGCGAATAAGATTATTTTAAAAGAAGTGAAACAAAACTCTGCATTGAGTGATAGTGGTAGATGTTCGCAATTGATTATTATCACAAGTGAAATACTTAAAAGATTACCGTTTAAGGTAATTTCATTTATGAATAGACGGCGTAAAACATTTGGGAATGATTATGAAAATTACGCTGCATCTGAAAAAGTGCTATTATTGGATACACATTCATCATCGATAAGAGAGAATGAAATGGATGAGCGGGACTCATATAAGAAGAATCAGATGTGTATTGGAATCGCCAGGTTTTATGTTCAAGTAGGAAATCTATTTAACGCAATAATGTCTACGATTAAGCCATTTGATTATTCTGGCGGATCGAGTAGCAGTAGCGCGCCTTATAATTATTGCGATTTGCTTGCGAATAGTTTGTTTGAAAAGGATAATTTCGATAAATATGTATCAGGAAATCTACATCAATATATGAAAAAACAACGAGATATGAATACCAAACTCAATCGTTTAAAACAAACTAACAATAATGATGATGAGCGTTTATTACCGTCAGTGTGCTCTGTATATTCCAAGATCAAGGGTTTAGGATCGTCGTCTTCGTCTTCGTCTTCGTCGTCATCGTCTAGAAAAAATTCATTATTTTCGTCATTGGATAAATTATATCTCGATATATTCCACGAAAAAACGTATGCGAACAATAAAGCTGAATTTATAGAAATGTCTACTAAAATGATGGAAGAAATTTATTTGCCGGATGTTCGTGCATTATATAAAATGGTAACGGGTCGAGATGCAAGCCAAGAAATACGTTCTTTTGGTGATATTCCGTTTGATATCAATAGCTCGATTTTACGGAATGTTTGCGAAACCAAAGAAAAACTCAATCCGACCGATAATGGTTCTAAGCAAAGCAAGAATATAGATGCCGCTATTGTTGTTGATGATACTTTACGAACAAATCAATATTTCGAAAATTATATAACACACATTAAAAAAATGATATTGAAGACCAATAATCAGCGCGCCGAATTAATTGCTCTTTTAAATAAAGTATTTGTTATGACTAAAAAATCAGATCTTGAAATACGACGAATGCAGGATGAATACGGTAAAACAAGTAAAAAAATGGATGGGTATGATGATTATCGGATGGGATCCAGTTCCGATGCGAATAACAACTATTCTCGTCATTTACAAAAATACGGAATGATTCATAATTTTTTTATTCACCCTCAATTAACTGATAGTATGTTACAAGAGATAATAAACGATGCTAGAGTTAAAATAGTTAGAATGTACGTTTCTTGTCAAGAGAATTTCATAGAAGGCGTTAAATTACTAGATGCATTACATACAAATGCGAAATTACGTTTTGATTCATCATCGCAACATTTGGCTAGTGATAGACAAGGAGATGCATTCGGATATGGAGCAAGAAATACTGGAAATACTCAAAGATCAATTGATGAATATATCGACTATATCAAAACGAACATCGGAAATTCTAATGCTGGTATCAGCTTCAATAAATTAATGTATAGATTCGATAGTGCGATCAATTCAGCAGTTGGTAAAAAACAAACAAGACTTATGATGGAAAAAGATAAAGCGGTTGAAAAGATATACGGAAATATTGAACGAATCAAAAGTATGAATAAAAATATAAATGATAGCGCAACTATGCAGCGTATAGAACTTCAAATTGAAGACTATAAGAATCAGTTGAATGCTATAATAAAAGAAGGTGTGTGATTTGTTCAATTGAGCCTATTTTCCAATTTCTGAAAATATTCTTCATTATATACTAGATTTCCAGTTGGTCGATATGTATTTGTTTGCTTATATTCCTTCTTTTCGTTCGCATTCGATGATGCGCCACCAGCTGTTGCATCTCCTCCACCACGAGATGCATTATATAATAGCATATTCGGATCCGTAACAGCTACTGTATTCGATGCGCGATTATTATCAACACCTCCGTTACCTAGTCCTAAATTATCTTGGTTTATTATTTTTCCTTCTGCATCATATAATATCGGGCGACCATATTCGTCAATCGCCGTTCCAGTCTTTTTCTTGAATTCTGTTCTCACATAATTAGGAACATAATGCAACCACGATATTAGTAATAAATTTGGATGTGTATATCTCACCATAAATTTATTTTCTAACAACTTATCTACTAAATATGCGATACAACCTGCGTGGTCGTAATTCGCAACACCTAAAATTATTTCCGGGACAACAAACCAGCAAAATTGCTGATTACATTTCTGTCTTGAAGTCAATTTAATTTTCTCGTGTATTCTTGTTAATATTTTATTATATGTAAAAAGCTTATTCTTGTCTGTTTCTTGTTTTTTTTCGTATAATTCATCTAAATTGATTTTTTCAACATTTTCAATATTATCTGTCGTAAATTTAAAAATATCGTCCATCTATCGAGTTTATATTTTATTATTATAATTATTTTTGGTATATTACTCGTATTTCATAGATCAATGAAAAAAATTGAAATGTTTTTTCAACGTAACGTTGTATAGTAGATAGTGATCAAACAATCAGAATGAATTCAGAAAGTAGTACATACATTCCAAGTGCAGCAAACCTTCGCAAGTTAACTGAAGAACAGGCAGCAGAATGGAAACAGCAGTTTTTGGCTGAGCGCAATCGACGCCTGAGAGAAAATGTTCGTGTTGAATTGGAACCATTTCGAATGTTAGAATGCGAACGTCGATGGCTTGAAGAGGAAAAGCAGAAGCAAGCGCTCGAGCAACAACAAAGTGAAGTCATTTTCACCTACACAGACGGAAGCAACTATATGGGACAAATGTTGGAAGGTAAGAAGCACGGAAGAGGTACGCTGCGCACAGCTGCATTTATTTACGGTGGAGAGAAAGCCGCTGCAAATTACACGAGCGACGAAGCCGCTGAGAATGGACATATGGTGAACTGGCACGAATATATCGGAATGTGGAAAAACGACAAAATGCACGGATTCGGGCGTCACATTCGCAAATTCGGCGATGGAAGCGAACATATTATGTTCGAAGGAGAATGGATCGACGGTAAAGCCCAAGACAATGATGTCGAGTATTAGTGTGCGAATGTGTATCGGAACATAGTAAATTGATCATAAACACCTTTTTTTATTCACAAAAAATAATAAAGGGTATAAATCTAAAAATGCTAATTAATAATATACATCCGCCGTATCCGTATCCGTATCCGTAAATGTCTACAAATACAAACAATAAACCTCCTACGATTAAACACTTGGTAATCGCAGCAGGTGGACCCTCGGGTTGTACAATGTACGGCGCACTACGTTTATTAAACCAAGAGGGTGTATGGAATATCAATGATATAAAGACGATGTATGGTTCATCGGTAGGATCATTTATAGCAGTATTACTATCTTTAAACTATGAATGGAAAACAATGGATACTTTTTTATTAAAACGACCGTGGTCAAAAATTTATATGAGTCCATCATCATCGATTATTGGTACAGCCACTTCAGGTGTTGCGGCGAGTATAGCGGAAGCAACATCTAAGGCTGCATCATACGCATTTGATGCGAAAAACAAACTAGACACGATTTCTAAATTATACCATCAATGTGGAATATACGGAATAAAGGAATTTACCGAGTCACTTCGTCCAGCGATGGAAGGTAAAGATTTTAACGTGAATGTGACTATGAAGGAATTTTACGACAAAACAGGCATAGAGCTTCATTTTGTCGTGACTGAACTGAACAAATTTGAATCTATAGATATGTCGTATAAAACACATCCAAATCAATCATTAATCGAAGCGTGTTATATGAGCTGTTGCTATCCTTTTATTTTTACACCTATTTTCCGCGACGGTTGTGTCTATATCGATGGTGCGATTATAAACGATTATCCTTTAAATAACTGTATTCGTAGTCAAAAATGCGATATCCGTGAAATACTAGGTGTGAAAATGGAATGGGAGAGAATTCCTGCAAGTCTAAATGAAACAACCACATTTACAAATTTCATATATGGGTTTTTTAACCAAATTAGTGCGAATATGTTTGAAAATAGACTAGTTGAAACTATACCTAATGAAGTAATATGTTTTTCTAAAATACAAGAATTGCGAGATTGGGTTGATGTAGTAAAAGACGAGAACTGTCGTCGCGAATTAATCGTGCGTGGTGAAACATTTGCTAAACTATTTTTATCTTATCGGCGTAATCATTCACTATTACATAAAAATAACGAAATTCATACCAACATAGTAGACGCCACCAACATAGACGCCACCAACATAGTAGACGCCACCAACATAGTAGACGCCGCCAACATAGACGCCGCCAACATAGACGCCAGCAATATATATCTAGATACAATGATAAATGAGGATCAAACAATCACACAATCGATCGCAGATTCTGAAAACGAAATTACCGAAACGGACATAGACATTAGCGGTATATTCATAGAAGGAAACTAAATATAATAATAATAGCGTAATATTGGTTATTATTATTGTTACCTAAGTACAAGTGGTAATAAATCTATGATGGAGAAAGAACATTATCGAGAAACTGAATCAAATTGGCTTTATCAGGCTTCGCATCATATTCGATGATCTCACCCTGTTTATCGAGTTTAATTGTGGGATAACCACTAACATTATACTTATCAGCCATTGTTGGGTCTGCTTCACAATCAATAACCACAAATTTGACTGTATGCCCTTTAATCTTTTCACCGTTAATCGCCTCTTCTACTTCTTTGAATACAGGCTCTGCAGTCTTGCAATGCGGGCACCATTCGACCTTGAACAAATACAACGTAGCGTGTTTAGCCTCTGTATTAGAGTCATCCGCCGAAGTAACCGCCTTTCCAGACATCTGATTAATAAATTTATTTAACTCTGGAATAAGATTATTGTTATAGAAATACATCACAACCGCGATAGTAACTACCACGAACAAAAATCCAAAAACAACTACTTTACCAGTTGTAGTGTTTAAAAAAGACGTTAAAGTATTCGTTATATTGGATAACCCCCCTGCACCAGTAATGCCTCCTACATTTGTATTTCCAGCGGTAGCCATTATATTATTATATACAAATATCGTTTATAATATATTATTATGATTAATAATATTTTTTTAAACGAAAAGTTATGAAACTAATATTTTCATCGCATCGCAGTCAAATAAATGATATGAATACATTTTTCCATATTATATATACATCAGTCATACATATAATACATAACATAACAAATATGATTTTTAGAGACATTACGAACGGAAATTTACTAAATATATGTCGAAATGATTATTCAAATGATCGTCTATTTTATTTATCGATTATGCACCAAGCAAAAGCAGGAATATCTTGTTGTTCAAATGTAGTACAAAACCGATGTTTGATAAACAACAAAAAAGATAATACTATGAAACTGTATTCCGATGCTTACGATTATACAGACATTATTCCTTCTTGGGTAAATGATATTATTTTACTTTCGCATAACAATAACGCCTAAACTAAACAAAATAAAAACAAAAAATGAAGTTATGAAGAAATTCTTCTTTAAATCGGGGTATTCGTCGGTCTCAATAGCACCTTTCACATCAATAACCGGCATAATCGCTTTTAATAAAATATACGATGAAAATCCAAGCAATCCAATAATTATAAATTTAACAATAAATGATGTTACCGGTGAGATGGATAATGGTGTTATAAAAAAGATCACAATAAGGAATAATGCGATACCTATGAAAATGCAAGAAAATTTTGTTTGCTCACTATATTCAACGATATAGCTTGTTGGGTCATCTAAAATAGATTTCGACATTTCGAATTATTATATTTGTATATTATAATTACGCGTTTAATTCAAAGAAACGATCGCGAAAAATGGTCAATAATATATATAGATATATAGGAAAATCAAGGACAAAACGACGAAAGAATATGAAAAATACATCTTCAATACTTCCTGTGGTAAATGTAGGGGAAAGCAATATTATACCGCAATCAACTATACGTGGTGGTAGCGGTCTCGAGGGCGGAGGTGTAGGTGGAGGTGGAGGTGGAGGCGGTGGTACCCCAAAACAGATTAAAACGCGGAAAATGAAGCATACTTTTTCTAAAAAAGATTTTTATAGTGGTGATGGAATGCTTACTACAGTATGGGGACCTAGTATGTGGCATTTCTTACATACAATGAGCTTTAATTATCCAGTATCACCCACACCAGAAGATAAGCGTAATTATATGGAGTTTATGCTAAGTTTAAGGAATGTTCTTCCTTGTAAATATTGTAGAATGAATTTAACAAACAACTTTAAATCTAAACCGATTAAGATGTGTCATATGGAAAGCCGAGATACATTTTCACGGTTTGTATATGAATTACACGAAATCGTGAATAAGATGCTTGGAAAAACATCTGGTCTCACATATTGCGATGTACGTGAAAGATATGAACATTTTCGTTCGAGATGCACGCAGGACGCACCTAAAATATTCGATTTTAGCAAGAAATTCGAAAAAAAACCGGAAAAAGGTTGCACCGAACCGCTTTATGGTAAAAAAGCCAAATGCGTTATATCAATAGTTCCACAAGACGTAGAAGTTCCGACATTTCAGGTTGACGATAAATGCATCAAGAAACGTGGGGATGAATAGTATGGTATTATTATATTATTGTAGTATTATAAGAATATAATGGATTTAGAAAATGCAGAAAATGCGTTTCAACAAATAATAAGTATAGACCCGACAACTGAATGCGTGCGAACATCTCATCCAAAAGATCTGTATAGTGGTAGTGGTAGTGGTAGTGGTAGTGGTAGTGGTGGATATATGCAGAATGGTGGAGAAATGAATATAGAACACCTAGCAAACCATGCGATAAAAAAATTCAAGGAATTTAGTGAATCTTCACGTGATGAAGAACCAAGTCCAGTAAATGAATACTCGATATTGGTATTTTGTAAACTTATTATTTTTATTGAGATATTATCTATTTTGAAAGATTTAATAAATGAAGAAATCGAAGAAGGGGTATCAGAAAGTCGTTATATACCACCAATAATAAAATACATAATTGACTGTATTAACATACATTTAACAAGTACAAGTGTTATATTAGCGTATTTTAGATCTATATTTGGTGGTACTTTACAAGAACAAACGGCAACTGCGGTTTGCGCTGGTTTAGCCGGTTATTCGGCAACATACTTGCCTTTATTTATCAATTTATTATTTAATTTTATACGTACTGGATCTACAAATGTGAAGTATGCTATTGATTTTGTAGGCGCATATATGCCTGCACCTGTAACCGCTTTAGCAGGTAATTATGCGTCTTTTTCGGGAATAATCGCAATAGGTTTTATATTGTATGGAATTGTGAAAAATAGTAGTCGTGTAGAGCCTGACGAACGTATAATTAGTTCACTCAAAAGTATCACTCAGAAAGATACATTATATCATTCCGTATTGAATTTTTTCTTAGATATGTCGCCAATTCGTGTTGGTATGCAAATTCCTTCCAATGTTAAAGCTTGGTTTGGATATTTGAAAGATAAGATTCGACCCGATCCCGCTAAAACAAGCGATATGATAATGAATACATTTATTAAAGCAAATGATATTAACAGTGAAGAATTAATTAAATTCAGTGATTCTTTGAAACAAATTATGGATTGTATATATGAGCAAATACGGACAGCCAATCCAGGTAATGATGATGAACTTCATAGGTTTTTCACCGCTTATTATACCGGTATAGATAAAAAATTTGATTCCAACCTTGAATCACTGAAAGGTGGTCTGAAAGATCACGCATTATCATTATTTGCAAAAACTCAACAATCAACTCAACCATCAAAAAGATCTCGCATAGGTGGAGGCGGAGGTAGAGGTGGAGGTGGTTCAAAAAGAAAAAGAAATAGAAACAGAAAAGTAACCATAAAACATAAGAGAATAAACAAAAAACGAAGCATCAAAAATAAAAATTTCACGCGAAAGTAGACAAAAAATTGAAATGTTTTTTTGTATTTGTTGAATAGTAGCGATTCAGATACAATCAAAATACAAATGGCTTTATACAGCGACGACAGTGGTGATGATTTTTACGGCGACGACTATGAAGGAGAATACTATAGCGAAGATGACGATGATTGGATGGAAGAAGTGAAAGAACTCGAACAAAATTTGTCCAAAGCCGATGATTCAGTGTTTTGTGAATGTCGAGCTTGTTGCGATATTCGGGCAGGTAAGTATACGAAGGTAAATAGTACATCGAACAGCAATAATAAGTTGTATTGGAAACAAATTGAAAAAGAACAAATGGAAAAATACACATCAAGAAATGGACACCTAGCAAAAAATGATCCATTACGCCACGCTTGCGGAAATGGTGCAGTCACGCAACGGCGCACAAAAATCCTTGATTACAGAGGGTTTTGTGTCCACGTACCAAATACAAAAGATCCAATACCCTACATTGAAATTGAAAAACTGGAGAATACGCCCAAGACCGCGTGGGAGAGAGAGAATGAATTGCGTATTCGATTAAACGATGAAAAGAAAGAGAAAGAGTTATGTTTGAAATACACAGGACTCATCAACGATTATCACTTTTATTACGAAATGATGGATACACCATCTGCTGCATTTTCGCGACACCACGCGTTTACGATGGCGTCTATGAGCTCAACCTGTTCTCTTCTGGAGAAAGGATTATGGGAAACAAACAAAACCGGTTTTCGTATCGGAACAACCAGCGGAAATGTAGACATGGGTCTACTCGTACGCAAACAAAGCTTTAAACCGTGGCTACTAGACATTAGTTACGGGTTCTATTTCAAGAATAATAGTGTTATTCCGATAAACGCAACCACAATGTGGCTATCAAATTACTATATGAACCAGGTGTTCACTGTAGCGAAAACCCACGTGCACGACGCGCTTGAAATCACCCGATTCACACCGCTATCACATATGCAGAAAAATATGGTGACCGCGCAATCAGGAATCGTCGGGCTTCTCATTTCGCGTCTATTTATGCCCACTTCATTACCGTATGAGCAGTACGAGCACACCTACAGAGATAGGTTCAAACAGTCACGCGTCATTGCTCGTCGTGTACATTCAAAAAAAGAGAGCGAAATATTCGCAGACAATCGTTACGGAAAATCCGATAAATCCGATAAATCCGATAAATCCGATACATTTCAGTCATTTGAACTTCTTTCCAAAGATGAAGCGTTTAGTGAATTGCGTATTCTTTACGCAAGCGAGATCGATGATCTTATGAAAATGATCAAAAAATACAAACGTGGTCTGGTGAATGTAGACACTATTCGCAATGACCCGAAATTTTGCAGAATAATTAAGTTGTGGATGTGTTGCTTGAAAGAAGCAATGAGTGTGAACCCTGGTGAGAACATAAAGCACGCAATAGATGTGTTGTCTGTTGTTGCTGAGTTTCCGCTGTTGTATTCTAGTGATATGCTCTCGATACTCAGTGCTAGGGTGGCTAAACTAGTCAAAGTAACATATTCTACCGCGCTTCGGTTATCATACAACAAACCTAGTATAAATTTATATTATACGATTGGATGCAGAGTCGGTTTACTCGCTTTCGCAGCAATCGAACCGCGTATGGTTGATGAATATCTCGCACCAAAATTAGCGATATGCGGGTTTGATGGAAACAACTGTTCAGATGCGCTTGATAATCACGTTCCATCACGCTGCCCTATATTCGGAAAATTACGAAAGAAATACGAAGTTCATATGCCGAGAACTGGAGATTGTGTCTGGGAAATTTGCCGCAAACGTAACGGAGGAAGTGAAATACGGTCGCTTTCATGTGATATCTAAATAACGCGTAATATTGTCCTATATTGTCCTATATTGTACTATAATGAATAAATTAATTTTTATTTTTTCATCAATTGCTGATCCGCTGCATATATACATCTTGTGAAAAAATTGAAATGCTTTTATTAGAATAGGTTAAACAATAGATCATCAAATCAAATAATAAGAATGCAAAACCAAAGAAGACAAATGTTGAGACAACTTCAGTTTGAGAATGAAGTTCGTCGTTGGAATCAGTTCCCAGACGTTCAAGACATTATAAGAAACAGGTCAAGACTCATCAACAACACTAACGGATATTTTACAGGTAATGATAGACATCAACTACGCCAAATTCAGCTGATGGATCAGGAAATGTGGGATCTTCTCTTTGGCGGGCAATACAGTGAATACCTTCACGCAGACGCATCAGTATACGGCAGAAGAATCATCCAAGATATGCAGATGAATGACGGTTTTGAAGTACTCGACATTTCGCTTTTGGTTGATGAGAATGTCGGGCAAGGCGGAATTCACCAAATGATCTTCTTCATCAGCGTTTACCCGCATCAGTCGATGCGATATGGACATATGGTTCGCTACGATGTCGTTGAAGGAAGCGAACAATACGAGATCATTGAAGATCTTTTCAGAGCGACTGGAGACAATCCAAATGCGGTTGTAGGAGAGTGTAGCGAGTACGAAATGCTGGAAGTACTCGCCGATGAGTACGAAATGCTGGACTTGTTGCATTATGTCTTCCTACGCGGTATTCATTCCCGGCAATTTCAACTAGATGGCGGTCATCTGATTCACGAACACGCTTTTGTCGGATTGAACCGTCGTCTACGTGAACAACCTCAGCACAATTATAATGACTACGACGACGAGGACGACAACGACAACGACGAAGACGACAACGACGACGACAACGACGAAGACGAGAACAACGACGACAACGAACCGGTTTACGCTGCCGCAATCCCTCCTCCTCCGCCTCCCCCACAAAACGACTACAACCTGGCTGAAATCTACCATAGAATAGTCAACAATGAGAACAATCAAATGAATCCGGATGATTATCAAGAACAAGTTGCCGCCCGCCGCAACGAGAATAACCAAATGTGGTACAATCTCGTGAACAATTTTCAACAAAACCAGCAAGCGCAGGCAGCACAGCACGCTATATTTGAAGATCAAAATAACATCATTGGTTACTGGATGGAAAATGATGCGCGAGTCAATGAGTATCTGGACATTATGAATGAACGAGCGCAAATCAACAATGTCGCGCGCATTCAAGGATAGTGTGTGTGTCTGTGTGTTGTACATAAAAAAGTAAACTTATTTTTTTTATGTATTCGTAGTAGTATGATATCACATACCAAATTGACTGAAATCAGCCATTACCGGCTTTGGTGCATTTATATCTTCACTTCTAGAATAATTTGGAACCTTCTTGCACTCGAAAGCCGGTTCAGGGCAACGAGCGCAAGCGGGACAAGGCGGGCACTGATGCTCTCCTTTACTAGCACCAGCCCCAGCAGCACTGTTCGCCTGATCATTACCAGTAACGCTGTTCATCCCTGGAATTCCACCAGGTGTATTTAACGGAAACGTACTAGGCGATAATGCAGAAACAGGAGAACCTAATGAAGACGCGCTAATACCAGCATTTATTGTAGGATCATACTTCACATTCGTCGGTAAATTCGTATTCGATGGAAGATCCCTCGTATCAACCGGTTTCAGTGCATCGGGTAATGGTGGACGAGCCGTATTAAATCCATCACGAACATAGTTGCCTAAACTTGATGCTAGAATTAAACTAAATATTAAAATCAAAAAAAGATGAATCTTTTCCAATTTCATTCTATTATGTATAAAGGGGATAGATAATATGTATATTATACTTATATAATAAAATATAAATGATTATTTATAAATAATTGATTTATTATTATGGATAATATCATAATTCAAAAATATATAGGTTAATAATGTCAGCTCCGTCCGTTCCTTCCGTTACTATCACAGATAAACGAAAAAATCCGCAACAAATACTAGCAACCAAGTATATAGATGCGAGTGGTTGTGAGATAACACAGCAATCAATTATTGGTGTAGATGAAGCCGGTAGAGGACCGTTATTCGGACGCGTATATACTGCTGCGGTTATTCTGCCGGTATCACATCAACATACAGAATTCGACTTTTCTCTTATGAAAGATAGTAAGAAATTTCATTCCGACAAAAAAATACGCGCAGTATCTGAATACATAAAAACACACCCAAGTGTGAAATGGGCGATTTCTTATGAAGAAGCGGATGTTATTGACCGTATAAATATACGTAGAGCAACATTACAATGTATGAGAACATCCATCGATTCAGTTATAAAAATAGATGCAGAAAAAAAAGGAGAGGTTACTCATAGAAAAAATGATTATATGCTTCTTATCGACGGAAATGATTTTATTCCGATGGGTCACTTCAATCAAACAACTGGCGAAATGGAATATATACCACACACTTGTGTGGAAGGAGGCGATAACAAGTATGCGTGTATCGCAGCAGCATCTATATTAGCAAAAGTTGCGCGAGATGAGTATATTGAAAAATTATGTGATGAATTTCCAGTACTTGATGAGTTATACTCTCTTCGAGGTAATAAAGGTTATGGCGCAAAAAAACATTTGGACGGAATTCGCGAACACGGTATTACTCAATGGCACCGTCGTTCTTATGGTATTTGTAAAACATTCGAATAAACATTATTATTATTATTATTATTATTATTATTATTATTATTATTATTATTATTATTATTATTATTATTATTATTATTATTATTATTATTACTCGTTACATACGGCGTCATACTATGATTTTTACTGGTCAATAATTCCAAATATCTTAGGTTTTCACGTGTGAGACGTTCATTTTCTTTGATAAGAAACCGAATTTCAGTGTTCATATTTTGTATTGTATACGTAAGATCATCTATGTCTGATTTAAGATGTTCACACTTCACGCAATTCATTGTATAATTAATAATATTATAATAATAATAATATTATAATAATAATATTATATTTATATAATAAAATCTTATATTCATAAAGAAGAAATGGTTTGTGCTATGAGTTGCGGGATTGCGTTTATTTTCATTGTTGCGAATATATATTGTTGCTCATTTGGGGATAAAACGCGAGTAATCCAGGATTTTGTTGCGAAACTATCACCGGAAAACCAACAGCGATATGCTGTAATCACAAAAGAACGTCAAGGAATATATTTTATGGGACTGTTTCTTGGTTTCGTTATATCAATGATATTAATGGTATGCTGCCGTAAGTATTTTATTGGTTCTCGTGGCGGATTATTATGTATGATTGCGGCAGTTACATTTAGCGTAAACTATTTTTATTATATTCTCTCACCGAAGAGCGATTGGATGGTTCTTCATTTGAAATCTGCCGAAGAAACTACCGCGTGGTTGAATGTCTACCGCACGATGCAGTATAATTATCATATCGGTCTCGTACTTGGTATTTTAGCGGTTGTTGCATTTGGTAACGCTTTTTGCGGTAGTAAATAAAAAATGAGATTTATTATGTAGATGTATATGATTATGTATGTATTGTATGTATGTATTGTATGTATTGTATGTATTGTATAGTTCGTGCGTTTGAATGCGAAATTAGACATCTTGGGCGTTCTTGAACATTTGAATGGCTTCGTATGTCCTGTAAAGGTTAGTGGTTATTTTTGAGTCAGTTCTGTACTGACGAACCGTCTTCGGTCCCAAACTTTGCCCGCTGGTCTCAATCCGAAAATCGCAGTTATCCAAGCGTGTGCAATTTTTGTAAACGACTTCAGCAGAACAATCTCCGCCGTCACTGTTCCATTTCATCTCCTTGCTTGTGAATGTTCGCGTGTTTCGAACAATTACCAGTTCAGCAACTGCGAAAACCGTTCCTGCTTGGATTCCGGCACTCTTGTCTGCTTTCTGAACAAACCATAAAATATCACCTGCGCGCGCGTGTTGATTGAACGTTTCACTGTATTGTTTACCGTCAGAAGCCACAGCCCAGTATCCCACATTTTTGATTCCATTGATCTCCGGCAATGTTCGAGCCAATCTCACTCTTTTCCCGATAGAGATATTCATCCCATTCTTCAGATTCTCGCAAGTTCCTGCGAGCAAAATGTAATGGGTTTTCCCGTCTTCAGATCGATACATTGTCTTTGTTATTCTCGTTGATTGCACTACGTCTATTTTATGAATGGGTTATCATTTCAATTTTTTTGTTTATCAGCGTGATTCGTCAAAACATTATAAACATCGAATTTACAAAGTAAACATAAATGCTTTAGGATAAATAGATGAAATATGATATAGAAAAATAATATAATGATATATTATAACATACACTAATGGATTCGACTATGGATTTTTCTGGAGAAACCCCCGAAGAGAAGAAGCTTCGACTTGGAGGCGTAATTAAGGTCGCAGGCAAAATCATTCCAGCGATTGCTCCCTTTGTTCCTGCTCTGCAGCCGGTTGCTGCCGTTATTGGTGCTCTGAAGAAGTAAATATAAAAAATTGATTTCATAATTCAGATATAAAGAATTTTATATGATTCTTTATATCAATACAACACACAAATTTGAAATATGCGCGTTCTAATATTCGACACTGAGACAACAGGTCTTCCGCCTAAAAATACACCGGTGAATCACGTCGACAAATGGCCATTCATCATTCAGTTTAGTTGGGTTATTTATAATGATGAAACCAAGCAGGTGGAAGAAGAGATGGACAATATTATTTCACTTGGTACACACATTCCAATTTCACCGGAATCCACGGCGATTCACGGGATCACAAGTGAATTATCTAGGGCAAAAGGAATCGCGATCGAGGTCGCGTTATTTGACTTCAAGCGCGCAGCGGATAGATGCGGCGTAATTGTCGCACACAATTTGGAATTCGATATGAATATGGTGAAGGTTGAGCTACATCGAAACCGTTATTTGCATTTCAGGTTTCCAATGATCGAGTACTGTACAATGAAGGCTGGAACGAACTTGTGCCAGATTAAGAAGATGTGGGACGATGGTACTGTTTCAATGAAGTATCCGAAGTTGATCGAGTTACATCGTCATTTGTTTGGATCAGAAGAAGCAGACCCAATTGGACTGCATAATTCAAAGATAGATGTCGAAGTTTGCCTCAAGTGTTATCTCAAAATGAAAGAAAATGAAAAAAGCACATAAAAAAGAATCACTGTTAGAAACGAAGATTCCAAGCGTAAGTGTTATACCATTTCTATTTCTTAGTCATCAGTCTAATAATCATAGTCTACTATATCTTCGTGTATTTTTGGCCAAGGTGATTTCTCTAAATAAATATGGATGCGTTTCATTTTTTTTAGATACGATGCATTTACCAACCACGCAATTTCGGTTGAATCATTGATCATTTTGATGGTTTTAACATAGCATAATCCGGTGGCGTTTCGTCCGCCTTCTATTTCTGGTTCTGGTTCTGGTTCTTGCTGCGTTTCTGGCGCGTCTCCTTCTCCTTCACCCTCTACTGGTGCTTCTCCTGGTTCTTGTTTTTTAGGATAAATTGTTTTATATACTGTGAAAACCGAGTTTTTAGGATAGTTCCGTTTCATTTCATCTAGTTCTATCATTCGCTCACTTAGAACCGAGCTTTTCAGAGATAGTCGGTAGGGTGAGATGGACCATTTTGGAATGTAACTCTCGACCCCATAAGGCCAGAAATTCGACTTTGTAGATATAAGATATAACGCGCGTGCTGGATTTATGTTTTCTGCGAACATTCGAAATCGCGCTTTTTCCCAGGATGATAGAAATAATGTTTTGGAATTATGTAACGTAATCCATTCGTGGTAAGATGGAAACGCTAAATGAATCGTATCATAAAATAGGCGTTTCCAATCACCAAATGTTCGACAGGCAACGACTTCCTCTGATCTCGAATGCAGTAACGGCCACAGATACAAGTTTGCGAGATCGAGTGATGAATCATCGCCGGGAGTATTGTAGGGGGCAATAAAGCAAATATCGTTTTGTTTAGATTCAAGGTGAGGTCGTTTTTGTTCCATTTTGCAGCAGATGAACCACGGATTGTAAGAAGTAAGTCGTTGTCTCTCTATACTAAAACCAATAGTGGAAATACGGGTGAAACTACTATCGGAAAAGTCACCATAATTATTTGAAGCCACAGAAAACCCTCTATTGTTCATATTACTCAGCATTTGCTGTTCTGTTTTAGTTAAAGAGTGAATTCCAGATTCGATATTTAATGTTGGCGGATGTGAAAATCGGTTTTTCTTCCCCCATAGACGAATTCGCTCTACAAGTAGTTGATCAGAATAAATCTTGTCGTTTTTTTCAGTAGTTATAGTTGTTGAATCAAACGTATCTTTCGGATTTCTGCGAAGCCTCCATTTGGGATGGAAATTCGGATTGCCTTCATTTTCTTCATATTCCTCTTGTGATAAGACAACGTTCGTCCACGGACACCGATGTACTTTATTCACACGATCATATTTATTGATTTTTGTTTGTATTGATTGTTCGATTTTTGTGATAAATTCACTAGCTTTTACAGTTCCTTTTGCGAATGTCGTCCACATGGCGGTGATGGCGACGATGTCTTCTTGTTTTGTTGTATACTAATATCTTTATGATAAATGAAAGATATTAATTCAATTTTATTTTACAAACAGTCGATATTCGGCAACCCATATAAAATCGCTTCGTATAATCAAACAATTAATCTAACACATTTTATCTATTATATATATATATATATATATATATATATATATTATATGAGTTTTCCAACTAATTCCCAATGGTATTCTGATGGACCTGCTACTAGTGTAATTTTCCAAAGATATGTATTGACTGAGATGCCGTTGGAACAAATAAAATCATGGAGTAATGAAGCAAACCCTAAGCCTGACGTAGTCGTATTCAGCAAAGATATTCCAACATTTGAACATAAATTTCCAACCAATACTATTTTTGTCCGGTTCCCTGAAGATCAACCACCAGGTCAAGATGGTGGTTATTTATCTGTGTTAGCTCAAGATATAGACTATCTGATAGAAGTGGATGATAGGCATAATTACAATATAGAAATGACGTTCTTTCAGGGCTGCAAGGTAATACACGATGAGGCAAAAGATAAATCAAATGCAGAAAAGGCAGAATCAGAAGCTAAATACTTTCACGATAAAGAAAACGTGCATCAATTACTAGCCGATATCAAAAAATTTGAAAAATCGAACGACACAATAGAAAACCGAATTAAAGAGTTGCCCCCGCGTGAACATAAAATAAAGCAACTATATAGGATAGAGTTTTTGCAAAATCAAGAAAATTTAATATACTATAGAGATCGTGTAAAAGAACTGAATGCAATGATTAAAGATATTTATAAAAAATACGAAATTACACCTGACCCAAAATATGAAATTAAGCCACCATCACCGATAGATAGAAGTACTCTTAAAAATTTGTTGTTTAAGAATGCGAACGGCACTTCTCTGCTCGAAGGTGGTAAAAAAAGATCATCTAAAACTATAACGACTAGGAAACGAAACATTAGAGGTCGCCGCAGCCATAGCCGCAA